GCGATGGAGAGGCTCATGTGTATGCCAAAAAGAGAGCTACCGCAGTGTTACTCCCGAAGCAGTGCCACATGTGGGAGTCGAAGGAAGTCGTTACATCGATTGAAATTTGTGGGGTTCCATTCACCAGGGCCGCGTTGAAGAGTTGAAACTGTATCTGTTTCGTCCCGCCTGTTGTGATAGACCCCATGACGTATGGTTCGGTTATCGAGAGACGCGACTCTCGCCAGGGGTATGTGTTGGATTGTGTGTATAGGAGTAGGTCAGTCGGGTTTCCAGAGTAAGCGGCGTTATTGAGAACAATCAGTCCTCTTCCTCGGGTTCCGGCGGAGCCAGTGCCGTCAAGTGTTCCGCGCCAAGTCGGAGCATAGTAGACAAAGCCTCCGGTGAAGTTGTTATTTATCGCGAAGAACGCGCGGGATACTCTCTCCGTGGTTCCGACGCGACCACCGGAGGTATAAGCTCCGTTTCCGACGGATGTATTGAGTGTGAAGGTCGCCGCCCCCGTGACAGTGACTTGAAAGTAGCCATTTGCTGCTGTATTCCCCAGTACGCCATCAAGGAAGACATAATCTCCCGTCATGAGATTGTGGTCGGCGGTTGTGGTTACCTCAATTGGTGTTGCGTTCGTTGCTCCGGAAACCGCGAGCGGCTGGACAGGTTCAGGTAACCAGGGAACTCCGCAGTAGTAGACGGTGGCAAGCGAGCCGGGGGCGATGTAGGTGATTCCTGTTTGAAAGAGGAAGAATCCGAATTTGTGACAGATTATGTCGTATGTGGTCGCGGCGGCGGTGTAGAACTGGGTGAGCGTGTTACCCACCGTTCCCTGTGCGGTCAATGTTCCCGCGACATTTTGTGCGTTGAGGTAGGCAACCCCGCCGGAAGCGTAGATGTCTACTCGGAAATCAAGTCCCTGTGAAGTCGTCGCGGAAAACATAGACCAACCGCCGGAGATCGCGGAGGAGGTCCAGCCGGAGGTTTCCAGCGTGGTCTTCATATCGGCGACGAAGTTAGCGGCGGAGGAACCGTCGATTGTGGTGCGTTGGAGTGTGCCGCCTGAGTAAACGAGTCCCATTATGTTGTCACCACGGCGAGGCAGAGGACGCCGGAGCCGCCTTCGTTATACACGACCCAGTTGTGTGAGTCGGCTGTGAATACGGAGTCGCCAGCGGGGGCTACGGAGCCGGTTACGATTGCGGCGTTATAGAGTTGCGCTTGCACCAGTGCGTTACCGGAGCCGGTGTTGGTTGCGCGGAGGTATGGTTCGGTGATTGTGAAGCGACCGCCGCGCCAAGGGTAAGAGGAGGCGGCGAAGAGGACGGGGTTAGTGCCGACTACTCCGTAGTTCTGTTCATTGACACAGAAGGAACTGATGGAGGAACCGCCAACTCCGGACGCGGATGAGTCGGGGAGGTAGCGCCAGCCGTTGCAGGGGAGGGTGTAGGATCCATCTTGTCCCCAGACGTAGAAGCATCTGGAGATGCGTTCGCGGTTCCCGACGATGCCGCCGCTTGTGTACACACCGTTGCCAACGGAGGTGTCTAGTGTGAAGGCGGTATCAGAGGTCTTTGTGATCGTCCAAAGGCCGTTCGCCGCCGTATTGCCGCCTGCGTTCTGGATATAGCAGCTATCGCCAGTGAGCATTCCGTGATTTGCAGTCGTCGTGATGGCGATGGGGGTTGCATTTGTCGCGGCGGAGATTGAGAGGGGTTGCACAGGTTCCGGTAGGTAGGGGACCCCGGCAGCGAATGCGTTGGAGACTCCGTTAACGATGTCAATTGCGTTGTTGTAGCGGAATGAGCCGAGGAGGTAGAGCCATACGGAGTAGCGGTTGGCGATGAATTCGTAGGAGCGGCCCGAGGTGACGTAAACGTGCTGGAGAGCGGTTACTGCGGAGCCGTCGATGGAAGTTCCTTGGATGGCGGGGTACCCGTTGTACGTTCCGGAGGTTTCGGTATAGACTTTCAGCTTCATCGCGAGGCCGGAGGGGGTTGTCGCGGAGGTGAGCGAGTAGCCGTTTGCGATGGCGGCGGAGGTCCAGCCTGCGGAGACCATTGCGGAGTTCACCGCGCTGACGAATCCCGCAGCGGTCGCACCAGTTACGGTTGTTTTGACGAGTGTTCCTCCGGAGTACGCTATGGCCATTCGAATCTATTGTAGCGGGAACCCGAGGCCACGCCTCGTTTTGGCGGACCTACTTCGGGGCGGAGAACTCGGCTAGCTCGTCGAGAAGTCGCGAAAGGGTAATTTCGCCAGTTCGCTGCGCTCTCATTGCTCGCTTTTCGATTGGCGCTTGGAGGTACTTGATGAAAGAGGATTCCGGTGTGGTGTAGGTCGGTGTTGTGTCGAGGCGAGTAAGCGCGGCCTTCCTTCGTGGGTGCGCTTTTCGATACGCTCTCTCGACGATCTGGTCAGCGCCTTCTGCGTATTGATAGAATTTTTCAAGGGCGGCAGTATCTTTATTCGGGTTGAATGTTCCGGGGAACCTTTTCTCGAAGCTTTCGGGACTTTCGATGAAGTCTCCGATGGAGACTCGCTCTTTCGTTCCCGGACGATTGATATTCCCCAGGCGCATGAAGTCGTTGGAATGTTGCATTTCGTGGGCGAGAAGACCGGGGAGGGTGGATGGATTCCCGTTGATGGGGAGGGCGACAGTGCCAGTACCTGCGTTGAAGGCTCCCTCGTTGGACGGGGTTATGAATGTCCGGCTGTGACCCTGCCCTTGAATTCCTTGTTTGTATAGTGCCGGATATTTTGCGGCGTATAGCGCCTCCGCCATATTCTGATTGGGGTGCTGCGGGCGGCGATAAGCCAGTTCATCGAGTTTGTTTTGGAAAAGTTCGGCAAGTTTTGCGATATTGCGTTTGTTGACAACAAGACCCGCGCGCTGTTCCTTTCGTGTCTCCCTCGTCTCCGGACCGGAGAAAAATTTCATAGCGGCGTCCGAAGCAAAATCGCCCAGGACCATCCCCGGTTTCGCAAAAAGCGAAGCATCCCCAACACCGAGGGATTCACCAAGTTTCGCTTTTCGCTTCTCCTGCTCACCTTCGAGAAACGCTTCTAGTTCTTTTCTTCCGCGAACACGCTCTTGTATTTCCGCTAAAAGCGGATCTTTACGCAGTACTTGTTCGAGGAGGGAGTCCACACAACTATTGTAGTGGTGGTGGAGAAAAAGCCCCGGTTGGTTACCGGGGCTTTTTCAGTCGGGGGAGGGGGATTAGTTGCCAGCGGTGATGTCGTTCTGGATCGCTCGTTTACACGCATCACATGCGAGGTACAGCAGTTTGGTCGTGGTGGCGGTTGCCCCGGCGAAGAGTTCCGAATTAGGGATGGTCAAAGCGGTGCCGCCGGAAGGGGTGGTCGTTGGGGCGCGCCGGACTACTGGGGTGAGGACGCCCGCGCCGTCATTCGTGACCATGATGGAGTAGGAGTTGGTTTCCTTGTTCGTGGTGTCGTTTTCGATGGCACGCTTACAAGCGTCAACCGCGAGGTACATGAGTTCCGTAGTCGTGGCGGTCGAGCCTTTGAAGAACTCCGAGTAGGGGATGGTCAGAGCAGTCCCGCCGGAAGGGGTCGTGGAGGGGGAACGCCGCGCGACGGGGGTGAATGTTCCGGCACCGTCGTTGGTGAGCATGATCGAGTAGGACGAGTTGGGCATGAGTGCGGGTTTTCTCCTATGTCAATTGTAACTTAGCGTCCGGCGGTTTTCGATTTACGGTTTGCCGCGCGCTCGTTTAGGATTTCGTTGAGGAAACGGGAGAGTTGGGAGCGTTCCTTCTGCGCGGCGGTTTCGGAGAGTCGAGGGAGGGGAATTTCGGCTTGTTGCTTGCTATAGTCCCTATTCGTCCGAACCCCGGTGATACGGTGGCCGCCGACTCTTGTCTTCTCGGGGTAAAAAGCAGCCAACCCGCGACCCAGTGCCTTTATGGATGCTGGCTCGAAGGGAGTTTGCCATATAGTCGCATAGTTATGCGTTGGTGGAATTGTCGGGAATCGAGGGAATTCCAGACCAGCACGTTGTTCATACGGAATGCTGTAGTAGTGGTCTGCGGACTCTTGGTACTTCTTGAAACTTTCATCCCACTGCCTGCGCTCAAGCTCCATCTTTCGCATCTCCGGGAGATTCGGACGACGGCTTACGTCGATAGTCAGCTTGTCTATCTCAGAGGCCGGGGTGTATCGTCGAGGATTTTCCTTAGTAATCGAGACTCCCGCTTTTGGATAACCTCCGACGAGGAAGTCTAGGTTGCGTGAGTAGTTCGGGTTTCCGAAGAAGCTGCGTTCATCTGGCTCCAGGTATTTCTCCCCCAGTTTTGCTGGCCCGTACTTGTCGTAGATTCTGGGAGCAACTAAATCCCGGCGAGGAGTCGAATCGGGGGGTCGCGCCGCAACCGCACTTCTCCGCGCAACTTTGACGGCCCGAGGGACCACCCCCTGCATGTACTCCTCATTCGCGGGAACAGAGAGGAGGCGGTTTGCGGTATCTGCGAGGAAGGCAACTGTGGTTGCTGCCGGTTTTGCGAGCAGTGCTAGATCACCCACACCGAGGGATTCACCAAGTTTCGATTGCCGTATTTCTTGTTGTTCTGAAAACCAATCCCGCAACTGCTCCGACTCGCGCCGCCGCGCCTCCTCCGGACTCATCCGGAGGTACGCTTCGAGTAGTCGGGGGTCCGCCATATCTCTATTGTCGCGCAAAGTTTGCTACACTTTCTTCATGCGCCTATATCCACTCTGTCAAACATTTCTGGTCCCCGACCGTCCGTCTCTAAACCTATACGTCGAAGGTCGCTACATGGGGCAGGCGCAGATTGTAGGCCCCTACACTCTCGTCGGCCCGATACCAGATCCGGCAACGGCGTGGCGTGACGAAGATCCCTACGCCGAATCTGTTCGGCGGATTTTTAGGAAGTTACTTCCCGCGCCCTGTTCACGCTCCGCGAACACAGCCAACTCCTGAACGTGAGCCTCCGGCGGGCCGCGCTCGGGGTTCCGGCAAAAAGGAAAAGCACGCGGGCCACGCCCGCCCTATCCGCGCATTTCTAACTCCTTTATAATCAATAAGTTGCGCGGGACTGGCGGGGCACTAGAGAGGAATTCGCTGCATGAAATAGTGGGCACTTTTCCCTCACCCCGGCGCATATTTATATAAAACCCCCGACCAAAGAGGCGTGGCCTCCGTACTCCCAAAAAATGCCCCCGCCCTCCCCAAAATGGGTCCCATCCCCACTCTCAAAAGCCCCCTCCCCCCAAAAAGGGTCCCCTTTTTCAAAATCCGCGCGCAAAATTTTTGGAACTCGTGTCCGTCTCCCGACACCAGAAGGACGTTCCGTCCTTCTTTCCGGCCCGGTACTATATGTACTAGTACCCCCGGGGGTCGGTACCCCACCTTTGGGCGGTGGAACCTTCTTGGTACTACCAGTACTCCTGGGTGGCTTGGGTGTACTGCGAGTACTACTGGTGCTACCTATCTTCCGATGGGATCTTAAAAGAGATTGACTTCATCGATAGATAGGTAGGACGGGATCTTTAGATAGGCTGGGATTAAAAGTAAGTACTATTTCGACGCAATTAAGTACATAATGATGCAGAGTAGGCAGTGGTACAAAGTGCTTTGTAGTGCAAAGTAGTAGACCTGAAAGAAGCCGCCTCGAAGGGCGGCTTAACTTTGGTTAACTACGCGGGAATATGACACTCAAACGAGTCCAAATCACGATATCGAGGCGCTGACTCACCGCCACCTGTTGGCCACGGTGCAAGGGCAACGAATAGCTCAACAGCGGGGCCGGAAGTGGCATCGAGCAGGGCGACAGCGGGGGAGCGCAAGTCCTCCCACTGCGACGGGCGGTAGTTTCGCAAAGCGGTTCTAACGCGCGTTGCAACTTCAACTTGTTCTTCATGGGGTAGTTCGTGGAATAGCATTTGTGAATCCGCTCCTTCTACGGATAGAGTAGCGTACCACACTCTCGCCTATTCTGTTTCCGCTATTTTGCTGCTATCCGTACTTCGACAACTATCGAAGTACGAAGGGCTTCGTAGTACGAAGGGTTTCGTAGTATAAGGAGGGCTTATTCTGTGAGGGGGCGTAATAAAAGCCAGTAGCGGATTAGGCTACTGGCTTTAGTGGGACACGGCGCGCCGTGGGATTTTATGCTCCGCGCGTGTAGAGGCGATTGGGCGATTGTCCCACGGGTAGCGGTTCCGATTCTCCCGCGCGGTAGATGGGGTTTGGCGTGTGCGTGCGGTATGACGGTACGCGGAGTCCTTCGTGTCGCGGGGCAATTGCTAGCACGTCTTCCGGAGTCAATCGGCCAGCTACAGCAGCGGCGTAAACTTCGCGGGATGGCCAGAGCCGCTTGTCTGCGTAGGTAAGGCCCGCGAGTTCCTCAGCGCCACTGATGAGTGACTCGGGATCGTATGCGACGCCGTAGCTATTCGGGCCACCCGTTCGACGTACGGCAAAGTTGTCCGCTTCGAACCCCGTTGGTAAGATCGGGGCTATATCGGTAACGGCATGGCCGTCAAACGGCTGAACTGCGTCAAGCAATTCGTCGGTAAGAGTGCTTTCGGAAAAGTCCATGATGAGAATCCTTTATCGTTAGTGGGTTTCGGGTGAGTTTACCGGAGTAAACTAGATGAATTCGCTGTAGTCAAGTTTCTGGATTGAGAGTAGCACGCAAATTTGCTTGAATGCATCCTTGAGTCGCGCGGCCAATTGCAGCGCCTTTTCGCGTGGAGTTAAGCCGCCGTACACGATGGAGACCTGCAATCCCGCATCCAAGTATAGAATGCCGTCTTCACTCCATGCGCCTTGAGTCGGGACGACCGTGCCCGCGCCGAACACCTCGACGCAGTGTTCTAGAGCCAGTTTGATATCCTGCGCTTGAATGTCGCGCGTTTCGCTTACTCCAACATTGATCACAATTAAGTGTTTCATGAGATCCATTCTACGGTACACCGCGAACGAATGCAAGCCTATCTTTCGATAGGTATCTTCTGATCGATGCAAGGCGTGGCTTCTAAGGGCAAGGCGTGGCCTTGGTACTTCCGTACTACGGCAATTTTGTTACTTCTGGTACTCCACTTTTCTCTTGCAATTGGGCGGGAACAAGCGCATACTGAACCCATGAAGAAACAAGAGTACACAACAAAGGCCGGGACAAAGCAGTACATGCCTGTCCTGTCCATCCGTCAGATGATGGTGCGGGATACTACTGGCTGGTGTCTCAAGTGCGGGCAAGAGGTTCCGAATGTGGAACCGGATGCGCGGAAGTATGTTCATGAGCGGTGTGGTGAGCCAAAGGTTTATGGATTGCAGGAATTGCTTTTGCTGAACCTTGTGAGGGTGAAATGATAATTATTGATACGAAAATACTCACGCGCGACGGCTTGGAGATCCTGATACAGCACGTCCATGACGAATACCACGGCGCGCCGTGGGACAACGAAGATGGTCATGGTCCTGTAAGCAAATGGACGAATCGCGACAAACACGCGGGCGAACTGGTCCTCTGTAGTGATCGTGACTCGAAGCGCTACTACGACTACGCCGAAGCGGTCCGCATCGCCAAGCGCGATGGATGGGGACCCGGTAAGCCTCATGAGGCGGCACGCGCTGACTATGACCGCTTGCGGGCGTGGTGCAACGATGAATGGTATTACATTGGCATCGTGGCCACGATTGGCAACGTGGCGCGGGCGTCGTTGTGGGGGATTGAGTCGGATTCCAGCGACGATTACTTGGCGGAGGTGGCTGACGATCTAGCCAGTGAAGCGCTATATGACTTGCGGCAGGTGGCCTTAATTGAGGTGGCAGCGTGCGAATAACCTACCGAACCGCACTACGAAACATTCGCAAACTGTACGCGGAGATCCCGCAAGCCGACCGGGATGCTAGCGTAAACTGGTATCTCCGAGCGCACAATGAGATCAAGGCGATTGGCGCGCGCTATCCCTGGTACGAAGCGCCGATTGAGGCGTACTGCCATGTAGTCGCGGCATTGTCCCCCGGTGTGAAGTGGCAGAGCAATCTTGAGGACTTCGCCAAACTACTCGAATTGATGGAGGGTGACCCAAACGGCACGCTACTGCCGTGGTTCAAACCCCGTACCTACCCCGCGCAGAAGGATAAGGCGATTACGATATTGTCCCGCGCTCGGCATTGGGATAAGAGCGGGCATTGGTCCGAAGTCTTGAAGGGACCGAAGGAACGCGCTTTCGCGCACAATCTAGCCTACCCTGAAGCCGAACGGGAACTGACTCTCGACTTCCACGCCTACTCCATTGCGTGCAATACCAGATGGACTTCGCAATCAGTCCCGCAATTCAAGGTTGCCGAACGCGCCGCAATTGACCGGGCATACCGCAAGGTGGCAGAAGAAAACAAGCTGAAAGCGTGTCAGTTGCAAGCAATCACTTGGGAGTGGTGGCGTAAGACTCGCCCCGCGCCAAGATTTCACAAAACGAAAGGAAAGGTTATCGAAGCATGAACTCAACATACTTGACCGTATCCCCCGCCTATGGGCGCGATTACAAGACGAAAAAAGAGGTCCTGGCCGCTTGGGAAGCAGGAAAGGACTTCATCATTCAAGACCTGTTCCGCTCGGGATATATCAACAAGGATGACGCGCCCAAAGGTGCGACTATCAATATCCGGTACAAGCGGTTGACACAGGTTTGTCCGGTGAAGGTGGTTTAGTTCCGTCGATCTTTGCACGCAGCTACTCCGGCTAAGTGCGAGCACCCCGAGCACGAGGTGAGCGCCGGACATGACCCCGTATAACTCGGTAAGCCGGGGGCTAAAATTTCAGGAGATCAAAATGGAAACCGACATCAGAGAACAATACCGCGCCCTGATCGAAGAGTCCGAGCGCGTTCGTAAAGAAAACGACCGATTCTGGCGAAACCTGGGTCTGCGCGGGTTCGTCTTAGCCCTAGCCGCGCTTGCGTGGTTGGAGTGGGTGACAGCTTAGGAGACAAATGGACATGACAAATCAAAAGAAAGAGGCCCGCAATGGCTAGCCATACGCGGGGAATTGATGACACTATGCGCCTTGACGGCATACCGTTCCGCGCAACACCAGGAGCGGAGGAGAGATCGGCTAAACTTGCGCAAATACGCGCTGCCGCGCCGGAGTTGGCTGAGGCGTTGAGATACCTACTCAGTTTCTATTCGTACCACGACGAGAAGCTACATCACAGTGGCGACAACCAGCGATGCGGCGTATGCAACGCCCGCGCCGCGTTGCGAAAGGCGGGACTGTGAGCATCGAATTCCATCAAACCGTACCCTCCCGCTACAAAGGCCCGTTCCCGATGATCGCCATTCGGGACCAGTGGGAAACATACTGCACACCGCTCGAAGGCTACGATCCCGAAGAGGTCCTGGAGTATTTCCGCGTGACCTATGATTGGAACCCCGACCTGGATCTCACGGCGGAAGAGTTTGAGGCTGTGCGGCGACACGATCCGGTATCTGGCTTCCACATCTACCTGACCGAAGCCGAACTCGACGACTAATTAACCAAAGAAAGGACTGAAATGTATTTCGAATTTGAGTATTACAATGGCGACACCACGGGGTGCATCATCTACCCCGGAGGGAAGGGGACACCAAAACGAGACTCCCTCGCTACCGGAGTTGCCACCCGACACCCAATGGACAACCCCAACAAACGCAAAGGCCGCAACCTAGCCGCCGCCCGCGCGATCCGCAACCTGATCCCAGGTGATCGAAAGGATGTTTTACAAGAACGACGGCTGGCGTGGGATGCTTTGAGGGCACAGGGGGTGCGGGTGTGAAGAACCTTATCTACTCAAACCCCTGCCCGCACGCCGAGCACCTCACGACGGAGCTTCGCGCTTACGCCAAGTTCGGTCCTGGCGTCCCGGAGAACACGCCCATCTTCTTCGAGGGCAAGCAAGTCACCTCGTTCGGAGTGGAGGAGGAGACACTGAGCGACGGGTCGAAAGCCTACAACATCGTCCTTACCGGAGGAAGCCCGCAGTGACACTAATAGAAGCCGCTGTTAAAGACGGCCAATTTCGCGGATTATCGGAGGCATTCTCCCAAGTTCGAGTCTTGAAACAAATCAAGAATTTAACTCAACTAGGACCAGAATCCTGGGAGAGAATCGGAAACCGCGCGGGGGCGCTGGATACGCCCCCAGTTGCGGGCAACCCTCAATTCATCGCAGTCCCGCGCGAGTTGGTGATAGCCGCGATAGATGCCTTCGCCGAACTCGGGCATTCAATGGACGCGGGGGAGTTGCAGAACATACTGGAGGAGGCGAGATGAAGTATCCCCTCGGTCCCTACCCCAACACGGAAATAGCCGTCGCCTCCCACCTGCCCCCGGATGGCCGATGTCTCGCCGTCGCTTTCACCGTCGTCGTCGTCGTCCCGTTGGCGGGGAAAACGACTGACCCGCTATCGAAAAAAGACGCCCTCGCTGCCCTCGTCAGGTTGAAGAAGGAGGCAGAGCGGAAACTAACCGACCGGACTTTTGAAATCGCCCAAGGCCAATTCGCCCTCGGAGTTGTAAATCTTCCAACGGGTGAGGAGACGGTGGTTGACATCAAGTTGGAATTACCTGAATATAGAACAGGAGAGGAGATTCAGTAATGCAAACCAGACACAGTAGCAAAGGCCGCGCCCGCTCACGGAACTCGGATGCCCACTGGAATGAGAGATGGGAGATGTTGAAGCGAGAGGGCCGGGTCGAAGTAGAGAACCCCGAGTCTTACCCTCCCCCGCCCCTCGCTTCATCCTCCAACTTCCTCTCCCGCGTCTCCTCCGTCTGGTGGAACGAGGAGGACGTGACCTATCTCACGACTAGGGGAGCGCGTAGGTGAAGCGAACAAAATACACACCCTTGGGGCGAAATGGCGAGGCACTCAATCGCGACCTCGCAGCCCGCATCGTAGGTCAGCCCTCCGCACTGAATGCAATAATCCCCTACGTCCAGATGTACCAAGTCGGACTCGCGCCGGAGGGCCGCCCGGTCGGAGTCTTCATGCTCCTCGGGCCGACAGGTAGCGGCAAGACCCGAACGGTGGAGGCGCTGGCGGAAGTGATCCATGGATCGCCGCGCAATGTCCTCCGTATCGATTGCGGCGAATTCCAACTCGACCATGAGGTGGCTAAGCTGATCGGTGCGCCACCGGGCTATCTCGGACACCGGGAGACGGTCCCGCTACTCAACCAATCCAAACTGACCCAGATAATGAGTGACCGCGCCAATCTCGCCATCGTCCTTTTCGACGAAATCGAGAAAGCCGCGCCCTCCCTGACCCGCCTCCTCCTCGGTATCCTGGATAAAGGCGTCCTCCGCCTAGGGGATAACACAACCGTCCACTTCGACCGCAGCCTCATCTTTATGACTTCCAATCTAGGAGCAAAGGAGATGTCCCGCGTCGTTCAGCCCGGTTTCGGCTTCGACGCCCTCACGGCTGGCGAAGGTGCGGATATGTCCGACGAGTCCTTCTCGCGACTGGAAGAGGTCGCCGTGGCGGCGGTGAAGCGGAAGTTCGCGCCGGAGTTCGTCAACCGCATCGATGCGATGCTGACCTACCGCCCGCTCAACGCAGATTCCACCGATAAGATCCTCGATCTCATCCTGGATGACATCGGCAACCACGTCCGCCGACGCCTTGGGGACCGCATGTTCTATATCGAAGTCCCGAAGTCGGTGCGGAAGTTCCTCATTCAAAAGGGTGTCAGCGCGGAGTATGGAGCGCGCGAACTGCGGCGCACCCTACACCGCCACCTCATGCAACCCCTCGCCGCCATGCTCGCCGATGGTGAGATCAGGCCCGGGGCGGTAGTAGTAGTGAAACCCCATTCGAGCGGGGAGCGGTTGGAATTTAGAGTGAAAGATGAGAGTTCCGCTTCGGCGAAGGGAGATAGGTAAACAGATGTTCATAAAACTAGAAAACGCATTCATCAACACCGCGCAAGTCCTCGTGATCTTCGCCCCCGACGAGCAGCACCCGAACGGAGCGCTGATGTTCTCCGTCGGCAATGCTGTTGAGTTCGCCCCGGGGGAATACGAAGCCCTTTCGAACTACCTCCTAGCGACCGGCTCCCCCAACCTAGCCACCGTCGCCCAGGCCGGGGACATCTACAGAGAAGCCGCAGCCCGCGCCCCCATTGACCACGCTCTCCAAACCCAAGCGGCCACACTGCAATTCGACCGCAGTTTCGCAAAACAAAAGGAAACCACGCAATCGGCGCAGCCGTCTGAAGGAGTGCGGAGGGAGGTTAAACCCAATGTGCAAACGGAATCACCCCTCCCGCCTTCGATAACCAACCGTCCGGGTATCTTTCCGGATCAATTTGAGGATCTTTAACATGACTGATGCACTGCGTAATCAACTACGGAAGGCAAGTGTTCGGCACTCCTTGGAGACAGAAATCGAAGAAATCATTGCCGAACTCGACCGCTATGAGAAGGCGCTGCGGGAGATCCATGAAGGCGCTTGCAGGACCGCACAAGATAGCCGTAGTCGAGACGATGATCGGTATTGCTTAGCAAGGGTAATAGAGTGCGCTGAGGAGGCGCTGCGATGCGAGTAGAGGAGGCAACGATGAGAACCACCGCTGATCTGAAGCCAGTTGACCTGGACGCGCTGGAAAAGCTGCACGCGGCGTCTACCCAAGGGGAGTGGCGAGTTAACTACTTATCTAATAAGTGGATACTACTCCCAACCAACACGGAAGGCGACGATAACCGCATCGATAATGCAGAGTTTGTCGCCGCCGCTCACAACGCCCTGCCCGCGCTCATCGCCGAACTCCGCGAATTGCGGGAGTTGGTGGGGCGAAAGGTCGTGACAAAGATCATCTGCCGCATTGACGTAGGAAGTCGTCTTGGATGGGGTGTGTTCCGATTTCGCGAAACGAAACGAGAAGTGCGTATTTACGAGCCTGCTGGCTTGAGCAGTAGTGACCTTGATCCGCTATTGAACTTTTGTATTAACAGCAACGCCGCCGCGCGGAAGTGGGAGCCGGAGACCGAAAAATGGTGGCGGGACCAGATTAAGAATGGAATCCTACCCCCCCGGCGGGCCTGAGGATGAACTCGCTATTCTCTCCGCTTTCCGCGCGGAGATCGAACACCTGCGGGAGATTACAAAGACCGAAAAAGTTCTCTTCATCGCTTACCCAGCCGGGTTCGAATACTCCTTCCTACAATCAATGCGCGCCCGCCTTTCCGCCCAGCGGAATGAAAGGTGGGATGACCAATTTACCTTCATGGATCTCCGGACGGCATTTGCGGACTACTCCGGGATACCCGTGGAAGACGCCTCGCACGCGAGAGTACCCGACTATATGTGCGGGGGTTTGCGGATTACCCATAATGCACTGGAAGATGCGCTGTGGCAGGCGGCGTTGTGGAAGTACTTGACACTATCCTCCGACGAAGCTACCCCGGCCCGACCCCTATGACCGAAAATCTACTACTCACCTCCGACTGGCACCTCGGGCACCACAACATTCGGTTTCTCTGCGACCGGCCCTGGGATTGGCCGCTGCGACTGGAAGTGAACCACCGCGCGGCTTTCGACTCAAACCCGGAAGCCACCCTCCTCCATCTCGGAGACGTACTGTTTGCGAAGTACTGGAGCCGCAGCTTGAAGGAAGTGTGGCCGGGGCGGGTTATTTGTACTCTTGGGAACCATGATCGGAAGAAGGAGCAGTCGCGGATTGAGGCGGAAGGATGGGGCGCGACTGATTCCCATTCGACGATTGACGGGTTCCGGCGGATACTATTCTGTCACCGACCGCAAGATCTTCGACGGAAGTTCCTTTCGGACATTGGTGTCTACGGCCACAAACACAATTCACCGCTAACTGAATACGAAGCCGAGCCAGTGCCTCGATCAATCCGCATCTCCCCGGAATTCATGGACTACCGACCAATTCACTTGAACGACTTACTGAAAATAGGGGAAACCCCGATCTGGCACGCCGCGTCTCAGAAGTGGTACGGGGCATCAACCTACCCGGAGAAGTTGCCGGTGAAGGAAATGGGGCCAAATCATCGTGATTGACAAAGAACAAATCGAAACCGACCTCCTCGACCTACCCTGCCTCGTCCTTCCCCCGGAAGTTGTCCGGGTCATGCGCGAGGAGGGGAGAGTTCCGGGAGTCCACTCCCACCACGAATACCTCATGGAGTACTTATTCGGAACTCCGGCGCTAAAAGGAAGAAGGAAGAAGATGACACATCAGGAGCTAATTGAATTACAAAGAGACCTCTACCGGCTAGAGCGCGAATCACGCAACCGATCATTCGACGAGGAGTCCTATCAACCGCATGAACTCCAGCGGTTCGCGGTAGTTGCAGAAACCATCCGCCGCGTATTCCCCCTTGTAGATGAAGCGCAGAGAAAGGCGGGGAGGCGGGAGGAGCAAGGGGAAGGAAAGCAGAATGCCACTTAACATCAGCTACTACGAAACCGAGGACGGCTATCTCCTCCGTAAGATTGACGGCTACGGACAGACCGCGCTTGGCGGCTACCTCCTCAACGGAGGAGAAGCGCAGACGACCTGGGACCCCTCCTGGTGGCGCTTCGTCTGTCCGAAAACCGAAACCCCTGTCCTCGAAGGTCCGGTCTGGTATGAGAATAAACCTCTGTACTGGGAGCGGCTTGAAGGGACCCCTGCATCCTTCCCGGAGCGACTGGAGTATGAAGAGGGGAAAACAGCCGCCGACAATCTCTACCGTCTCGTGACGGAGAAAGTTAACCGAGGCCGGAAGGTCCAAGACTGCATCTTCACCCGCCTCGGGGAAATCGTCTGGGCAAACCTGGAGAAGCCGGAGGAGTTCTCTTTCAAGTTAGCGAAGGAGTCTTCCTGGTCCGGGGATGCGAATGAGCGGTTACTGGAAATCAAAGATATCTTCTCCAGCAACATCTGGGCCGAATCCTTTATCCAAGTCGCCGACATCCAGCGCGCAATGACTCCATCCTTCGCGTGGCACCTTGGTCCTTGCACCCTTCCTTCCAACATCTTCTACCGAGTCGTCCGTGCGTGGGTTAAGGAGAATTTGAATGGGAAGTACGCAACCATCACCTCTGACTATGATTTCGTGTTCGAAGTGAAAAAGATTCTTCCCTGCAAGCCGCATGAAGTCAAATACACCCGTCCATTCGGGCGAACGAAGAGGGAGCGGAGTAAAGTGTATGTCCAGTTGGAGAAGGATCGGAAGGTTTCGGTATTTCACATCACACACAAGCAGAAGGTCCACGGCACTGAATACGGAGCGAAGATACTCCCGGACATCACGGGGGAGTCGTTAAATGACCTTCTCCTGAATATCAAAGCCTACCTCGACGAGACAATGACAATGATAAACGCGCCACTGCAAATCTGCCCGCACTGTGAAGGATCTGGGATTGCGGAGGAAAAGTGACTAAATACCGCATGAATAAATACCGAACCATCTACGTCGACGGCACTAAGTTCCGCTGGCGTCTAAGTGGGGAACTAATGCAAATCCTTCGCCCTGGAATGAGGCCACCTTACCAGTTTCGCCTCTCACAAATACCTAACGACCCCTTCCTCCAGCCTCGCGCTAAGTCCGACTATGGAGACGACCACGCGGCTTGGGTGGTGGGGAATTGTATTTTGGTGTAGTTACAGATCCCGGACGGAGAGAGGCATCCGAATCATATGATGCGCCTCAATCGTAGTTCCTAAAACCGCCCTCTCCCCCATCTCCTTCAGCCGCCGGAAGAATGAGTAATCCTCCGACAACCCAGGGATGATTTGAAAAGGCTCGCACTGGAACTTAGCGCGCATCCGGTTAAATACCGATCTGTGAACCAATAGCGCCCCCGCCCCGCACGGCCCGACATCATCAATCCACCTACCAGACTTATCCCAACTCGTAATCGGCTGCACCTCGCAATTCGGCCCCCACATATTCGCCACCGCTCGATGCTGCATGTTCGGCGACTTATACTGGTAAATCCCCGTAACCACCCCCGCCTGGGTCTCTTCCGCCAGCAGTAAGAGGCGCTCCAGTAAGTCGGGGCGGAACATATGATCCGTGTCCAGGGATAGAAGCCAATCCCCCTCCATGTGCTCGACCAGCCAATTCCGCGCCATCTCGTGATACGACATAGGGGCTTTGATGTAGTGGATGAATTCGTCGGGACCGCATAGTCGCCGCTGCGAATAGAGAAGGAGTTCGGATAGACTATCAACAAACTCCGCCATGCAGTTATCGGCCCACATTCTCCCAACCGTCAACTTAGCTTTTTGATAACGTAGACTCACCTACCCCACCTCCTTATCCCGCCCCAGAAAGACCCATGCCGTTGCTTCGCCCATATCGTAATCAAAATAGCGATTTCCCGCTGCGACTAGCTCAATCTCGCGCGAGGCCCCATCGTACTCCATCCGAACCTCCGCACTGGGCGGAAACCGCTTTAACTGCACAATCATTTCCGCGACTGTCACTTCTTAAAATCCTCCTCCGGATAGTAGAAAGCATCCTCCACCAACTGCCCCTCCTCCAGCGGAATCACACACTTCGGATCTTCACCCGCAGCAATCGCAGCGTCCATCGAGGAAAACACTCTCATCACAATGAAATCCGGATTTCCTTCGCAGTAGGTCTCGCTGCCGACCATGTAGAAAGTAGCCGGGGACGACTTCAACTTCTGCATTTTCTTCTTTTTCATAGACTTTCTTATCCCTCACGATCCGTCTCGCGCCGCCGCAATGATCCCCAGAAATCGGGCCTGTCCGCATTTGGCGACCGGGACAATTCTTCATCCCGCTCCCGATCTCGAAGGTACTGCGGATAGTCTGGTCGATCTGAGTTCGGTGAACCGCAACCACTCTGGTGTTGGTTCAAGTTTGCTCCGCAATTCGGACAGTAGTTCATTTCTTAAGATCCTCCTCTAACCAACCGGACCACTGAGAAACCGTCCTCTCCCAATCAAACTGCTTCAGCGCCCACTCTTGCATCTCGCACCTCCAGTCCTTCCGCTCCCAGGTATTCTGATCCGCAACCATCTCATCGCAGAGAGCGGATAGCATCGTATGCAACAACACCTGGGACTTCTGGGGGACACCTTGAAACTTCCGCCCATACTGCACAAACTCCCCCGGTGCCCAGAGATCGTTAGAAACCGGCCACGCGCCCAAAGCCTGCGCCTCCTGGCAGCAGATCATGTTCGTCTCGGGGAAATCCGTAAAGATGGGACAAACGCCCGCCTGCAACCACTCCTCATAGACCCGCCCCTGATCAATCCTCCCGGTAAACTGAACCCCCTCCTGCTGGAAGAGAGACTCAAGTTCCCTCGCGTACTCAGCCCTCCAGTCCCGCCCCGCCATCTTCCGGATGATGACTTCCATGTTATCCAAGCCATACGCAACGACAATTTCCGCATCCGGAACCCGCTCCTTAATCCGGAACCAGTTCTCCAGGATGAGCTTAATCCCCCTGTCGGGGGAAGAAGCGTAGAACATCCTCTTCGGGTTCCGCTCCTGCGGCTTGATCGCCACACCTGTAACCGGATTCCGGACCTCGCGCCCCGCCACAAGTTCGCGAATCAACTCGGACCTTACCCCGTTGGAGGAAATGTAAGTCTTCCCCCGCAACGCGGGGTACTTCTCCTGCGTGTACTGCGCGTGCTTCTTACACAGGCAGATATACCTGTCGATCTTCTCAATCCGCTCCGGAGTCAGCGTCGGATAATCCGTATCCTGCGCGACCAACCACCACTTAGCCCCCTTCGGCTTTCGGGTGTCGAACAGTTCCGGGGACCGGTAGTTGATTAAAACTTTGTAATCCCGCGCCCGGAAGCCGCCGCCCATTGAATCGTACCAGGGGATCGGGGGTTCGGTATCGTGGAAGTCAATTCCACCCAAGGGAGACCAGGATTCGATCGCAAATCCCCTCCGGCGCAACCTGACCGCGCACTCAATATGGCTCGTCTCACTCCCACCAATCCCCTTCGTCCAGGGGTTCCGCCAGTCCCAGGTCTCTAAAGTGGGGGCGGATACAATAGCGACATTGCTGTTCACGTACCGAGAGTACCACTACTCAGGGGTGGAAGTCAACAACAAAAAGAAAACCCCCGCCTTCCGACGAGGGTCTTCCAAAATCCACCAATGCCGTGCCTTGCCGAACTAAACAGCCGTATACCGAACGCGAACGCCGACGTACAGACCCGTGCCCGCCGAAGTCGCCGCAGCCGAACCGACCGAGCGAGCGTTGTAATCCACGGAAATGCAGTCGCCCGCGCTGAAGTAGCACGAGTTCTGATTGACAACTGCGGACGTGCCGCCGCCGGTCAAAGTCGTCTTCCTCGTCGCCGCCCCAGCCGATCCCGCCATGGCAATCGCCGGGAGGGTCGAGAGGACAGCCGCTGAATTGATATTCACCTGCGCGTCAACCGTACCTGACACAAAGCCGGAAGCCGAAACCGCCGGAACCGGGACGCCAATCGCGACATCCAAGATCCGACCTGGGCGGAAAACCGGGCCGATAACCGCGCGGAGAGTGCCGGAGTTGCCGTGGACACTCGATTCACCGACAAGGGCAAATGTAAACGTCTCCTCGTCCACCGTGTAGCCAGCAGCCGCGTTTGACAGGAAATTGAGGTCAGCCATGTGTCGCAGTTTTCTCCTGCGACTATTGTATCTCAGCTAGACAGGACTACTTCTCCCGCAACCTCCTAAACCCCTCCGCTACCAGCCCGAAAGCGGCTAGTATTCCCATAAGGAGGAGGAATCCGACTATCTCCGCACCCCGGATGTTCGCTAACCCCATCAAATCCACCCCAGACCGCGCGCAAACGCCGCACAACCAGCAGCCGCCAGTGCCGCCTGGACTGCGAGCATGGTGTGGAATCCGAACCAATGTCCGGGCCACTCGTCTCGTCGGTCCCAGTCGTCCAACACCGCCAAGACCATCCCCGCAGCAGTTGCCAGCCCGCTCACGATAACGCAGATGTCGATAAGCATGGTCTTACTGTACCCAAAACCCGCCGAGAAGTCAACTCCAAAACCGAAAAACCCGCCGGAGCGTGAGCGGAGGGCGGTCTTCTCTCTCTTATTACCAATTCTCTTATTAGTGTTATCTGTCTCTCTACTCTGTCTGTGTTTATTATCCGACTCGGGTGGGGTTGTAGGGGAGGGTATCTTTTTCCCCCGAACAGTTGACCCAGAAGCCAAAATCGCCTATAATCCCCGGTATGGCATCGCTCCCCTCGACCCATGTGGCTGAAGTCGGCCCGGTTAAGGTCCAGTTCTTTAACTTCTGCGAGTACCCGGTTGAGCCGGGACAGGTCGCGCATCCGACTCTCTACATGAACGTCGGGGTTCGCTACGGCGAGGGCCACTCCTTCATCTTCTACAACGTCCGGCTGACCCAGGGGCAGTTTGTCAACCCCTACTACCGGAGCGGCCCCGCGACTAAGGCGGCGGGCTACGTCGGCCCGGAAACGGCTAAAGCGATTGCCGCCGCGTGGGAGGCAGGTCCATCCTCCCTGATCGGACGCTGGCCGCTTATGGAAGGCCCGGAGGCGTGGAAGAGACTTTGCTTCGACGTGGAAAGAATGGCCGCGCTGACGAAGAAGCCGTATGCGATCTTCGAGGCGAAGAAAGAGCGTAAGAAGCGCGCGGCTTCGACTGGTTTGGAAATTTGAGCTAATTGAGAAAGGATTATCAAAATGCCTACTGGCTACACATGCGATGTTGTTAATGGGAAATGCACTGACTTTCCCACATTCCTAATGAGGTGCGCCCGCGCCTTCCTCCCCGACTGCCGCGACTCCTCCCTGGATTCGCCAATCCCAGATGAGCCGTCGGGGGATGATAGCTACTACGAGAAAGCTGTCGTGGCGGCGCAGGAGAAGCTACAGGGCCTCCTCGCGATGACAGATGAGGAGAAGGGTAAGTTGGTCCGAAAGATGGACGCTGAGGCGATTGAATTTGCCCAGAGGGGAATAGCGGAAGCCCGATTGAAGCGACAGCGGTTAGAGGAGATGGAGAAGGCTGTTGAAAAATGGCGTCCTCCTTCGGACAAGCACCGGGACTTGAAGAAATTCATGCTCGAACAACTACAGCAGACTATCAACTTTGACAGCTCGACGGATTACTATGAAGCAATTCTGAACAACAAGCGGGAGGCAAGCGCCGAGGAGGTCTGGCAGCGGGAGGTCCTTTACGCCAGTACGTCGGTACAGCGGCGGGAGGAGGATCTGGCGAATGTGAAGAGACGGCGCGAGGAGGGAAGGCTGTGGATTCGGCAGTTGAAGGAGTCCGTTGCGGCTCTATGATACGCTATAGATGAATGGTTCTCCAAGATTTCGAAATCACCCTTTCCCCGCTCGAACCGAAACTGAGCAAGTCCAAGTTTGTCGGCAATGGCCGACCTAAGGATGAAAAGCTCTGCTACCGGTTCGACTTCTCCTGGACCGGCTCCATCGACGGCTCCGAGGATACCTGGGGTATTAAGTCCAAGGGCTGTCTCCTCTTTATCAACCGCGAAGGGGAACTCGACTGGTCCCTCGCGAAGATCGTCACCGGTTTTCGCTCGTATGAGGTCCACATCCCCACGCCGGGGCTGAAGAAGGCCGTTCTCCGCGCTATCCAAGCTGACCGCGCGGGGCAGATCGCGGCGGAGAAGTTGTTCGCTCACGAAGCGGCGCGTTCTATTGCCAACGGGAAGGACCCGCAGTTTGTCATCGACGAAGCGGATTTCATCAAGGTCGGGGCGTAAGTGGAGGGGATTACCTTAGAGCAGCGGGGGAAGCGGAACACGCCGAAGAGTAAGGTGGCGAGAAAGCTGGTCGAACTAGTGAAAGAAGGCGCGACCCCAGATAAGGCCGCGCGACTCTTGGACCTGGACCTCAAATCCCCCGACAACTGGGCTATTGTCGACCAAGTGCGGGGGCTTTTGAAGGATTACGCCGCCAAGCCGGAGTTGGATCGTGAGTTGGTACGGGCAACTCGTAGAAAAGCTATGCTGGAAAGCCTCCGCCCCGATGCCACCGAAGAAGGTCCCAACTTCGACATCGCGTTGAAAGCCGCGAACCAAATAGCCTCCGACCCGGAAGTCGGCCTGACCGCACCTCCCCAACCAGTCGTCTCAATCAACCTCCAAATGCTTGAAAATATCCTCGACTCCGTTAAACTGGAAGATGTGATCGATGTAACGCCGGAGGCGGGGGAGAAAGATGCCGAGGAAGCGTAAGGTGAAAGTTCAGATACTCCAACCGGGGCCGAACTTCGATGTGTTCCAACGGAATGCCTGGGATAAGTCCTTCGGGACAACCGGCTCTCTTGTTTCCGTATCTCGCGACGGACACACCGCTTTTGGGCAACGCCCGAGAGTGACGCTCGCGGAGCAGTTGGCGAACCGTTTGGAAGTTGCGGCGGAACTGCTGCGGCGGAGGTCGTAATGGGGTTCAAGAAGTTCTTCAAGGGCGTCTGGAAGGGAACGAAGGAGGTGGCACCGTTCATCCTCCCCGCAGTCCCCGGCGGCGCGGTTGCTCAAAAGGTGATCGACGCGGCGGATCAGAAGTTCAGTCTTCGCGGTCTGGAGTATGATGCGATTGTGGATAGGCTGTGCCGGGAGTGGGTGGAGACGAGAGCGCCCGAGGCTTACAAAGAGATCCAAGCTATCGCCCGGATCGAGTCCGCGAAGCTGCCGAAGTAGTTGACTTTTCACCCGAAGTCGTGTAGACTTTAGGGTATGAACTTAAAACTAAGACCAATCGAAGAAGCACCAGCAGGGCGACCGCTGCTTGCCATATGGCGTAGTCCATCAGGCGCGGGCGAGGTTCGAGAAGTCGAATATGCCCTGGTGTCGAAATATTGCGGAGCGAATCATGCTGTTGGCTTCTACCTTATCGATGAACTTATAGAAGCCGCCAAGATTCTGGACGCGATCACACCTGCGGGGTATGAGTACGACTCGCACGAAGACTCGACGAAATGGCCGAGCGGATTGCACTGCCAGCGCGTCGTGAACTTCCGCCGCGTCGTGCCGCCCGTGGAGTACGAGTATGTGACGGATGGGAAGATCCGAAAGCCGGAAGCGAACGACTGGGTGCTTGATGATGAAGGCGATGGCGTAATGGTGTGGAAAGAGGTTCGCCGATGCGTGACGGGACTACTCCCGCCGCAACTCTGCTACCGCCGCATCGAGGTCAAGAAGTAGTGGCCGCACAAACCCAAGAACAACGCGCCACCGAAAGCTGGGAAAAGGCGCAACAGAATCTCAACTGGGCCGCAATCCACGAAGAGATGGCCAAAACGTCCGACGCCCGTCTGTCCCCCTACGACTGGGACGACGCTCGAACGGCGGTCTTTGACGGTCTCGAAAGCTGGCTGGGATCGGACCTTTTGAACTTCGAAATCCTGGAGGTTGAAAAGTCCGTAACCACCCCCCTTGTCCGTGGCGTCTTAGATTTGGTCTTCCGTGTCCGGCCAAAGCCGCTCATTGGTGCATACGCGGCTTGGGCTGGCCGGATTCTTCTATCGGACTGGAAGACGAGTAAGAATACTCTGTCAAACGACTGGCGCGGGCGGCACATAGCTTCCTGGCAGGCTCCGATTTACGGAATTCTGACCGAACATGAAAACGGCTTCGGAGAAATGCCAGCGGCCTTCGAGTTCCGGGGAATTTCCCGAGCGCGGGAGACTAAACCGATCCTGTTGGAATACGGCCCCGCCTCCTCCGACCTCGCCTACACCTTCCTCTATCAGATTGATCGGATGAAATCTACTCTAGGAGACGGGAAGACGAAAAGGTGGCCGCAGAATCGTCCACATGCATGTAACGCATACGGTCGAGAGTGCGTATATATTGAGGACTGCGACAACGGCGTGGAGAGGCTGGTTCAAATCGGGACCAAGCCGCTCTCCTACTCCGGCGTCTCGACATTCATGTTATGTCCCGAGAAGTTCCGGCGGCAGCAGGCTGACGGATCTCAGGACTCGGACGAAACAATCTTCGGCTCCGTGGTTCACGAGGGCTTGGCTGAAGCGTATCGGCAGGCAAAGAATTGGACACTTTAACAAAATGACACCCGAACTTCGAGATTCATACAAAATCGACCGCACTGGTTGGGCTTCCGGTCCCTGGGATGGAGAACCGGATCGAATCGACTTCACCCACGCCGGATTGAACTGCCTGATGCTCCGCGCACGATCTGGTCACTGGTGCGGTTACGCTGGTTTGCCGCCGACGCACAAACTGCACGGGAAAGACTACTGGGGCGTCGATGTTGACTGCCACGGCGGTTTGACGTATGCTGATGCGTGCGCCGGGAATATCTGCCACGTCCCCGCGCCGGGAGAACCGGAACATCTCTGGTGGTTCGGTTTCGACTGCCATCATTCGAATGACATGGCTCCGGAAGACACCACCGAGCGGATGCGGCAGTTCGCATGGGGACGCGGTGGAAGCTACCGAGACGCTGGATACGTCCGTCGGCAAACGGAAAGGCTCGCAGAACAACTCAAGGAACTGAATTAAAGAAAATGACACTAACAACACCAAAACCACAAACCCCCGCGCAACCCGCGCCCAAGACGGCTGATGAGTTCAAAGCGGGAGGCGTTTCGGCAGTCCGAGCACCTCGCGTACTCGTTCGCCGCCTTTCCGACCCGTCGAAGACCGGATTGCGTATTATGCTTTTCGGCCCCGCCGGATCGGGTAAAACGTACTTCGTCAAGGACCTCTTGAAGAACGGCTGGAAAGTCCTCTTCATCTCCACCGACATCGGCGGCTCCGGCACTTCCGCACTGGAAGCCCCGCTGCGCCGCGAAGGTGCTGGTTTCGCGCTCGATAACAGCGTCGATGTCACGGTTAACGGCTTCGAGGACCTCCAATCCTTCATCCGCAAACCCGCCGACTATCTCAAGCCCGCCGGGATCGATCTTCACTCCTGGGACCCGGATATCGTCTACTGGGACGGATTCGGCGCATTCCAGCAGATTGAGATTTCCGAATTCGTCGGCTCGATGGAAGCGGAATCGAAGAAGGGTCCGAGCGAACAGCGGGGGTCGGGGCTGAAGCTCGAACAGAGCGACTGGGGCCTCGTCCGCAACGCCACCATCCGCATCCTGGATGAATTCTGCGCCATGCACAACCCGAAGACTGGGAAGGTGTGGCACAAGATCGTCTCCGTACACGAGAGCGTCAAATCGAAGGAAATCGCCCCCGGCAAAACCAGCCTCGCGGAGTCCAAGGAGCCGCTGCTGACCGGTGCGGGTGGGATCCTGGCGCGCGGCGCTTTCGATCTCATTCTGAAGACCCAAGTCCGCAAGGCGAAACCGAACGAAGAGGGCGATGGCGGCGGGCGCGTCTTTGAATATGTGGTCTCCGGCCACGAAAATCTGGCTGCGAAGAATCGCGGCTTCGACTTCGGCCCCGATGCAGTGATTCCCGGCAACGGCTACGAGGTCTTTCAAAAGATGCTCCAGCAGCGCGGGTTCACCAAAGATCAAATCGACGAAAAATTGAAGTCCAGCAGTTGACTTCTTCCGCGAAATGAAGTAAGCTAATAACAGTTGAGAGACGGGGGCACGGCCCCCAACTACTAAAGGAAATACACAAAAATGTCAGCACAAGCACAAGCTGTTGAGTTGGATCTCGGTTTCGCGGCGGTTCCGCCGATGCCGACGAAGTTTTGCAAGGGCCGGGTTTCGGAAGTCGGTGAGGCGAAGGTCTCTGAATACTCCCCCGGCTTCCTCCAGTGGCCGATCACGATTGATGGTTATGGAGCCGCGCCGCGCGCGTGGTTCTACCTCGAACTGGCCCCGGATTGGATTCATCTGAAGGCGGACGGCACCCCGTTCAACCCCGCGACGGATATCAATTTTGAGTCGAAGGAAGAGACCAACCGACACAATCGCACCTGGAACAAGAATGTGAACGCGAAGGATTCGGTCGCGGCGCTTCTGGCCTTCTGCGGTTGCGATAAGTCGGTTCAGGCGGCTTTGATTACCGAACTCCGCCAGATTCCGGCACCCCCGGTCACGAAGGTCGATGGTGAAGAAGTTGTTCAGATCGAGGAATTCGCGCGGCAGGTCACGGACACCCTCCGGAACCACATTGTCGGCAACGACTTCGGCTACACTCTCGTTCAAGCCCAGACCAAAGCGGGCGTGAAGGAGAACGGGAAACCGAACTACATCCCGACGAACAAGTACAAGATCGGCGACTCCTACTACAACGTCGGCGATGCCTTCTTCGATGTCAACAACGAGAAGTTCGTTGAGTCGCTCCGGAAGAAGTGCGCGAAGGAAGGGAACGAGGGTAAGTATCAGTTCCTCGTTGACGAAGAGGTCGCTTTCTAGCATTCACGGCGGGGGTTACTGTTCCCCGCATACACAGAGACGAATGTGCGCCGTGAAATCGTCCAAGGCGGTGAAAAGCCGCCACCTTTTTTTTCCAAAATGCACCTCGACAAAGATGAAATCCAGCAACGACAAACAATCGCGACATGGAAGGCTGAGAAAACCTGGGATGGAATTCACGACCTCGAAAGTCGCATCGACTATCGCCGCCGGATGGAATTTCTGGACTACTGTCGCGAGGAGCTTCGACGCGCGCAGCGCCTTGGTTGGTTGTTGGACGAGGAGGGAAATAGCCGACTCGAAGATGCAATCGAAGCGTCTGTCACGCCCGCCGACGTGGTAAGCCGGGTGTTGATACAAAGCGCAATCGAGCAGTTAAAACCGCGCGAACAGGAAATGCTAACTCTCTTCTACTTCCAAGGCTGGTCCCAAGCTGAAATAGCCAGGAAGTACGGAATCGGGGAAAGCCGGGTAAGTCAAATCTTCAAACACGCCTACGGGCGGATGAAAGGGTATTTATGCCAAAGTTCTTCTTCACAGTCATCCTTGGCGCGGTAGGTTTGGCAGCGCAGGATTCAGTCACGCTCACGGTTACCGAGGGAGGGGTGGCGAAAACCACCACCATCACCGGGAACGCCGCGACGGAGACGATTAAGGTTTTGAAACACCTGAACGGCGTGTTTAACACTGGCGAGACGACTGTCATCCAGGCCATCCGCCGTCTTGTATACCTTCAGATTCAAGCCAATGCGTATGAAGCCACCGGGACCGCTATCAAAGCCGCGACCGATGCGGAGAAGCAGGCGGCTACAGCGCGCGTGGCGGCTGAGAAGACCCTAGAGACGGGGTTCCTGACCGCGCCGGTTCAGTGAGTTTTCTGTGTTCAAAACTGAGAAAGGAGAACAATCAAAATGCCACGTCGTCCTCAGAACGTAGTTGACCGCTTCGTCGGTGACTACTCCAATCTGACCGAGAGCGAGCGCACGCAGGTCAACGCCGCTATTCGCGGTTATGACATTGCAACCGGAACCACCGGCTCAATTTCGAAAGCAGCGCCTCGCCGGGTTCGCAATTCGCGAATTTCGAATTCAGGCGTAACCTCCGGCCAGTCGTCCGCGTCCTAGTTTGTGAAGGCGGTTTTGGAATAACAGTTCCAACTAGCAGAAGCCCACTGGCTGCCTTCTCCCTCTCCCTAAAATGGCCGTAAAAAGCCAAAACTGCAACCAACTGAAAGCCCCGTATTCCCCCGTGCGGGGCTTTTCTCTTCGCGAAGGTAGCTCAAATTGGATAGAGCAGCGGTCTGCCAGTCCGCAGGTTCTCGGTTCGAATCCGAGTCTTCGCTCCAATTTCTAAAGCTTGCCCAAACCAATTTACGAGTGAAACCTGGGGAGGTGTTCAGGATCGGGTTGGTTTGGGTAATAAGTTATGGAGGAATTGTTTGCATGGCGGTCGGTGTAAAAACCGACTGCAATGTTGCACGGTTCCTCCACCAGTACCTAGGGGTGGTCGGTCGTCATAAACGTAACCCCGGAGGGCAACCCGCTCCGCAAGAACTGGGTGGCTGGTAACTCAGTGCTGATGTAATCGAAACGCTAGCAAGCGCTGACAACCGGGTACAGGGAAAGCCGCCGCGATCCAGGCTTGACTTTTAAGCTGGGGTTTCAGAGGAAACTCGGCAAGAAATCAAAATGAACCGCTACTTCCTAAAATACGACGACGGCATCTGGATTGAAGTTCAGGAGAAGAAGTACGCGAAGGAAATGCGCGAGTATTTGGAGTACGCTCCGAAGTCTTCAATCAGCTTTTTCCACACCTCCGGGGGTAAGTCAGTCTCCGGTCGAGTCATACATTCCTGGCGGAAAGATGCTTACTCGTGGGATGAGGAATTTATGCGGTTAGTCCGGAGGGCGGAGTGAAAAGAGTCGAGCGCGTTACAGAAATCCGGGAATTCGCGAACATCAACACCTGTCCAGAGTGCCCAGCCTTCCGCGCAATTCAACTGGAGCATGGCCCTCGCTGGGTTTGCAGTGACTTCCTGCCGGTGATGGTGATAAAGAGTTCGACGGAGCCGGAGCCGACGAAGATACCTGATTGGTGCCCGCTGCCGGAGGTCGAATGAAACTCTCCACCGGCACCAAACCACCACCCAAACTCCTAGCGCACAAGTCCGGATCGCAGGATAAGAAAGGCGCGTGGCAGTCTATGGGAGTTCGGCAGAAGCCGGAGACTTGCAAGTTTTGTAAGTACTCCCAAGTCGGGACAGCCTTCGTCGCCGACTACTTCCCCCCGGACCCCAAAATGGCCTTCGTATTCGCGCACCCTCGGCCAGATGATATAGCCGAGCAAAAGCCCCTCTCCGGCAATTGGGGCGGCGCGATGAGGGCGATTCTCTCCGAGGCTTCATCCATTCCCCTTGAGGAAATCGCCCTCTGCCATATCGTCCGCTGTATGCCGCCGAAGAAGTACGCGCGGATGGGAGGGTTGGAGTTCGTGTGGCCAACCGGGGCTAATAAGTGGGCCGCAGAATCCAACTGCCGACAGTACGATGATTCTCGGTTCCGCTCTGGGATTTTGGAGTCGGGGGGTCTGATCTCCTGGCAGCCGAACGTTGCCGTAGTTGCCCTCGACCTCGATTCTGTGCTAGAAGTAGAAGCATACAAGTTCATGGTGCAGAAGGATGTTGAGAAGGCTTGCCGTTTCGCTCTACATGGCTATCGTCCGGTTGTCCTATTTGGCACCGAGGTTCTTTCAATAGTTGCGGGGCACCTTCAGGGTGGGAGTAAGAAGTGGCGCGGCCATTTTTGGGAGTTGGAAGGGTGGCCGTTTGAGGCGAGAGTGAGGGAGGAGGTTATTGGATGGGTGTGAAGAAACTCAAATCAATTAATCAAGACCTCACGGAAATCCAAGGCTCCCTATTCGCCCCAAATTCCGTCAAATTCGGCGGTCTGGAGGAGTCTGGATACCCGGAGTTGCGCGGGGACGCGATTGGTTGGCGAGAGGTTATTCGTCGCTCTTTACAATCTGGTTACATCGGAATCGACTACGAGTTTAAGCGTTTCGACCGTCCGACAATTATGGGGATTGCGGATAGGACGCTTGCCGTCGGGCTGAAATTCGACCGCGCGCTGCACGGGGAGTTGGAGCCGCTGCGGAAGGCTGGGGTGAAGTTTGTCGCCCACTCCGGATACGGCGCGGATAAGCCGGTTTACGATTGGGTAGAGGGAGTTGAGTCCGATCCACTCGAATGGATCGATTCCATGCTCCTCCACTGGTTCCAGAACGCGCATCTGACGAAAGCGCCGCAGAAGGATGAGTCGGATGATGCCGGGGCCTTGGGATTCATGGACCTCTACTCTGCCGCTTCCCTGGTCGTGGATGTCCCGAACTGGAAAGCCTGCCGGGGTTCCGCTTGTCAAGGTCCCTGTCCCACGCATGAGCCTTTTAACTACTGCGCGGTCGACGCTTGGGCGGGTTTGGAGATCGCGCTCTCCTGCCTCCACGCACTGCGGCAGCGCGGCTTCAACTGGTCAACCTTCACCGACCGGTCTCTCCTCGCCTACTACCTGGAGAAAATGCAGTCGCGGGGGATGCGCGTCGACTGGGACTACTTGGACCGATTCAATGCCCGATCAGAGGAGATCAAAGAGGGTCTTTTCCCGCTGAATGAGGAAGGCGGCCAGACTCCCTTCAACCCCCGGTCCTCGGATCAAGTCCTGGCGTGGGCGAAGGCGAATGGGATTTCCCTCTCCTCGAACCAGAAGAACGATGTTCGGAAGACGCTGGAGAAGACGGCGGCGCGGTTTGGTTTCTCCGATTTGAAAGAATTGGATGAAGCAGACGAACTCCCCCCGGTCGTCGAAGTTCTCTACCGGCTGGACCAGTTTAAGGGATCGGGCAAGGGGAGCGATGCGTGGTTCGACCGGCGTTATGTTTCAAAAGAGGATGGGCTTCTCCACCCACGCTACATCTATGTCGGCACCTCTACCTCCCGGCTGAGTTGTGCCAAACCGAACTTCACCAATCTCCCCTCACGCGGATGGGGCGACTTGCTCAAGGGCGCGGTCATTCCGCACGATCCGGAAAAGTACGACATCATCGACGCCGACCTCGGGCAGCTTGAACTGCGCGCCGTCCTCTACCAAGCGGGCTATCCCGTGGAGACGATCAAAGGAGATGCCCTCTCTGCCATATTGGAGAAGTCGAAGGAGCCGCTACAGCGGGCGGCGGAGATTGCCGGGGGGACGGCTCGGGACATTCTCAAAACAGTCGTCTACGGCGGTCAATACGGCGAAGGCGTCCAAATCTACACCCCGGACGACATGCGATCCCCTGTCTTCCAGCGAATGCTTTCAAAAGGTGCGATTCGGCTCTACACTCCGGAGTACGTCAAATGGCTCGACCACCCCTGGGAGTACGCGGGCGGGATTATCGGGTTCACCGGGGCGAACCTCGCCGAACGCCTCTTTGGGGACAAGAAGGAGGAGTCTCGTCGGAAGGCTCTGGAGATTCAGGACGATATCATCTTCGCGGGCGACCTTCGGATTATCCGAGAGTGGCAGATCAAGGTGAGCCGGGAGATTGAGTCCAAAGGCTTCCTCCAACTCCCCAATACGCACGGTTTACGGATGCTCGGGTCCGCGCATAAGAATTTCAAAGTCGGCCTCGCCTTCCTCGGTCAGGGCTTCGGAGCGATGCACGCGCAGGCGACCATGTTGGAGATGATCCGGCGGTCGGAAAAAAATCACCTCCCCCTATTGCAAGTTCATGACTCTTTGGTGTATGCTGTCCTTAGAGAGTGGCCAGATCAACAAGTCCGCGAGTTCATGGTCCCCCTCTTCTCCGAGACACCTTTGATCCCTGGTTTCAAAGCTCCGGGGAAGGTGAAGCGGGGGCGGAACTACGGTTCGTACCACGCGGAACATAACTCCGGTGGGTTGAGACAGATTTGGGATTCTTCGAAGGAGGATGTATGCGGGAACAAGTTGTAACAAGGGAGGAAGCTCTCAACAAGGTGCTCACCGAAACCGAAGACGGTCTACCGCTCCACTTCTTCTCCGGAATGCCTTGTGTGGAATTCGAAGAGGCGTGTGAAAAGTATCCTGATTTACGGAAATGGATGAGAGGCCAAACTGGACTCGGACCGATTGGTGGGAAGTGCTACATCTACCTCTGGGATTACGACAATTTTCTGAAGGGCGGAAAGGTGGTTGACTGATGACACTGCGAGAGGCTATCATCGAGGCGCAAAAGATGAAGGGCGCGCGTGTGTACCTGGAGCGCGGTTTGCTGTCGTTTCAAATCTGCTATCCCTCATTAACTGATGGGGCATTCATTCCGCTGCAAGATGCAGTGGCTACCGACTGGGAAGTTAGACTCCCCGCGCCGCCCCCAATGGACTTCAAGACCGCGATGGGGCATCTTCAGGAGGGGCGAAAAGTTTGGCGGCGGACCTGGATGAATTTCCATGCGTCGAAGTTCGACGACGAGGAACTCTGCGTTCGGTGTTTCGACCGAGAGGATATTGAAGCAACCGACTGGGAGGTTGTTCGGTAATGGCAAAAGAAAAAGTACCAGCGCAGAATTCAACAGCGAAGGAGACTTTAGTCGCGATCAATAACGCAATCGCGCTTCTCCAGAGCGATTCGGATATCTCGCAGCAGAAAATGTCTCGATTGGCCGCATTTACTCGCGCGCTCTACGCACCGATGAAGGAGTACTTGGATGAGGGCCTCTACACCCCGGCGGAGTGTGTTCTGGTCCTCCTAAGTTGCGCCGCATTGACGCAGCAAGCACGACTGGCGGAAGATGACCGGAAGATTCCGGCACAGAAGGTTTTGGATGTATTCTTTGGAGGTGAGTGATGACTTTTCAGGAAGCCTTGAGGAAGGCTCGTGAGAAAGATGTTACATCGAATCGGAAATTCGGGCGAAACGGACTATTTCGCAATGAATGCGGGTGGGCGACATACGCCGAAGCGACACCTTATTCTTTCTTTGCGCACCTCCTTCAAGACGATTGGGAAGTCGAAGAATCCAAAATGGACTTCGCCACCGCGATGAAGTACGTGCAGGAGGGGCGCACGGTTAGGCGTAGAAGTTGGCCCGCTGATGCGCCTCGCGCTCTCGGGGCGAAGGAGAAGCATGAATCGCTCGGAGGTAAGGAGCGGAATGGTTTCCTCTATCTCACGAGCGAGAATGTCAGCGCAACCGATTGGGAGGTTATCGACTAATGCATCGCCCAAATCTGCGGCTTCGTGAACTGTACGGTCCGAACGTCATTTTTGTTTTCGGCAGTAATGAAAAGGGCATGCACGGCGCGGGTGCGGCTTTGTGGGCGAAGCAGAAGTATGGGGCGCTTTCGGGTCGAGGCGAGGGGGGGCAGGGGTATGCCTATGGAATTCCGACCAAGGCTAGCCCTTCGGAAAGACGATCCTTGACAGCGATTAAGAAATCAATCGCCCGTTTTCATGAAGCTGTTCTGGCTGCCGGATCGGAGCAGCCTTGGTTCGTGACTCGCGTGGGGGCCGGGCTAGCGGGCTTTTCGGAAAAAGTAATGAAGGGCCTATTCGATCAATTCGACTGGCCGTCCAATGTCCACTTCAGTTGGTTTTCGGATTTCTACGATTACGAAACAAAAGGAGCGAGCGGAGAAAATGTGTAACGAATGCAAGAAAGAAATCAAGCACCTCAAGGACCTAATCGGAGTCGACGGCGAGGACTTCCTCGAACGGCACGATTTTTCGAACATCCTCCAGGCGCTTTCCTACCTCCTGACGCACTCGAAGCCGCCGGAGCCGGTGAATGCGAAGATTGGTGCGGTGCGACCGAGGGATGGTTACTTTACGCAAGTGGACGCGAGGGGTACATTGCAGCACGTTTCCCCAACGCAGCAGGTTACGGTATCGAAGCCGCTGGAGTACCTACCGCCGGATCGTAAGCGCAACTCAGGCAACTGCGCCGACCTACCAAGCGAAGGTGCCGCTTGAGCGCGAAGCCGCTGCACAGTGATTACCGAAAAGAAGGGTATGAGTCCCTCCTTGTTCTACCAGATACTCATTTTGACCAACGCAACGGCGAGATCGTCGGAATCGATCACCCGGCTTTCAATGCGGTGATGATGTTCGCGGCTTCGCAGCGGTGGGAACGATGGGTCCAGCTTGGCGACTTCGGCGATTGGGATTGCGTATCGTCGCACAACAAAGGAAACCTGAGAGCGGTAGAGGGACAGAGAATTAAACAATCCGCCGCCGCCTGTAACGTTGGTCTCGATACGATTCAAGCCAACGTCCGTAAGCACGGAGAGCCGATTGAAGAGGTCCTGATATCAGGGAATCATGACTATCGGCTCGTCGCCTGGGCCAACGCGCAGCCGGTTCTCGAAGGCATGATCGAGTTCGAGGATCTTCTCCACTTGAACGAACGCGGTATCACCTACGTCGACTACTGGGGGAAAGGCGAGGTCTGGACCTGCGGCAAGGTCAGCTTCATTCACGGCTTGTACACAGGATCAACTGCCGCCTCCCGCCACGCCGTCGACCATGGGTGCAATATCGTAGCAGGCCACACTCACGGATTCGGAATGACCCCCGTCAAGACGCACGGCAACGAGATTCGCATTTCACTAATCCTCGGATGCCTCTGTGATCTTTCCCCTGTCTGGATGCGAGGGAAACCGGCGGCCTGGACCCATGCTTTCGGCGTTTTCTACATACGGAAGGAGGACGGGCGTTTCACCTTCTACACGCCGCTTTTGTTTGACGGTCAGTTCGTCTCACCCGATGGTCGGTATTTTGACGGCAGATCGCCTCGTGGTTGTGTGGTCCTGCCGAAGAAACTACCCTCGGGAGCGAGGAGAAGTGTATGAGCGAGGAGAAGGTGTGTTCTTGTTGCAAGAAGCTGCTTCCGGTGGTACGATTCAGTCGTGACGCGCAGAAGGCTGACGGGCTTCGTCCGAATTGCCGCGATTGTCGTAGCACGCAACGAGCACTTGCCTACCGGGAGAATCCGGAGCCGCAGAAAGAACGGAGTCTCGCGCACTACTATCACAATCGCGAGTCGATTTTGCAACGAGTTTTGAGTTATCAGGCAAGTCATCCTGCGATTGCCCGCGCGACATCTCGTCGTATGCGAGAAAAGTATCCGGAGAAGGTTACTGCCCGCAGCATTCTGAATCGCGAGATTCTATCAGGGCGTATTAAAAAACAACCATGTTCGGTTTGCGGCGCGGACAGAGTGGAGGCGCATCATCCGGATTACGCGCAACCGCTTCGTGTGCAGTGGCTTTGTCCGGCGCATCACAAGGAACTACACCGACGTGAAAGAGTCAATCGAGAAAGCTCGAATAGAACAACTACGCTCCCGCGCAGATTACCTAAGGGCGTGTGAAGCCGGAGTTGAAGGTTGGGAGCGGGATGGGGCTTTGCTCGGTTTGTCCGACTGGTTCCATGAAGAGATTTTAATTCTGGAAGAGGAAAGAAATGGCAGACCTAAAAGGACTCCGTCTATGGTCAGTCGACCAGACGGCACAGATGTACAAGAAGGCTCTCGCAGTTATGGTTGAGCGGTCGTTAAAGTACGCGAGTAATGAGAACCCGTTCGAGAACTTCGAGTCTTCCGCACAATTTGCCGGGACTTCGGTCGAACAGGGTATCCTGACCCGCCTCGGAGACAAGTTCTCTCGCTTACGCAACACGATCTCCCGCGAGGAGTCCGATGGTGTGTACGCGGACGAGAGCTTCGACGACACAGTTGTTGACATCTGTAACTACATCGTCCTCTTGAGAAACTACCGCCGGTACGTTCGCGGCGATGTCGACCTCGGGGACGTGCCGGGGGTTGCGGAGAATCTTCTCCCGATCACCGCAGAAGTTGCGGAGGAAGAGTCCAAACCGACCTACTTCCAGAAAGTCATCAAAGCGCTTGCTGGCGTGGACTAGTTGTGCCATATTGAAAGGAGGGGTTTCAACATGTGTGTTGTTTCGATGGTTACTGAGCAGGCTTTCCGCGCTCCTTGGGAGTATCCGACCCGGCGGCCCTGGGATAATCAACCTTCGCTGCCGGGACATCTCTTCGACCCCCGCACTCCGGAAGAAATTCGGGAAGAGAACCAGCGGCTTGCCGACTTCATCACCCGGATGCTGAAAGGCGCGGCGGATTACGACAAGCGGACTAACCAGCCTCGCTGCGAGGACAAGGAGAAGCGGTTAAAGCTGCTCGAATTGGCGAATGAACTCGGAGTCCGAATCACCTTTCCCGATGAGGTGAAGGAGGGGAGCACCCCGAGTGAATGTCCGGTCGACTAGTTCTGGGAGCACAGACAAGCCGCGAGCCGAAGAGGGTATCCTACCTTGCCGACCTACTCGACCGGGAGGTGGAGAAGGTCTCGTCCTGGATCGAGCCGGGGATTCTACCGAAGAGTGGAATTATGGTCCTGGCGGGGGAGGCGAAGATTGGAAAGTCGCTTATCTTGGGGTCACTAGCCCGTTCCCTTGCCACTGGAGAGGCTCCCTTTATGATGGATGGCCTGCACACGCCCACTCGCGCCAAGGTCCTTTTAGTCGATCAGGAAGTCGGGGAGTATGGTCTACAAAAGAGGTGCCGCCCGATGCTCCAGGATCTCGCCCCGACTGACTACGCATCGAATTTGATGTATGTAACGAAAGATCCGGAGTTGATGCTGGATCAAGCGGCGGGGATTCGTACTCTATGGGAGTACGTGGAGAGTGCTCAACCGAACGTCTTGATCCTCGATCCGGTCGGCAAAATGCTGTCGGAATCGGAGAATGACGCGATTGAGGTTGCCAAAGTCTTCCATACTCTTGAGAGACTACAAAAGGACTTCCGACACCTCGGTCTCTCGATAATCCTCTCCCACCACTTCATGAAGCCGCCGAGGACCGCGCGCGATAGAGAGGGCTTCGACCCACTGGACCCGTACAATATGCGCGGGTCGGGTAAGTGGAAGGACGCGCCGGACACCTTGGTGATGGTCTCGCGGGGGGATAAGTTGCCCTGCCCACATCAAGCCTGGAAGATTGACATGCGGATCTTGCCGAGGCACGCAGAGGAGCCGCCCGATCTGCACCTGAACGTGAACGAGTTCAAGGACTTCCGGGTTCGGATCGCGTCTCAGACGAAGAGGACTGCGCCACGTTTAGGTGGTGGGGCGATTCAGACTACTCCTTCGATTTTTCAGTAGCGTCGGCTCGCCGATTCTGCGCTTGTTGAGAAATCGTTATCATGTTGACGATGTTGGGGACAGATGGGTTGAGTGCATACTTTTGCCAAGCCTTTCCTACAGGGTTCCCCTTCTCCATCCAGGCATCGATGACTTGGGGGGCTATCTGCTTGGTTCGCATTGCCGCAGAGACCATAGCTGTTGTCCAGAGACCGGCGGTGTTACTGTATTCTTTGTTTCTGCCGCTGATAGCATTTGCCATCGATTGCGGCGTCCAACTGAACCGGAAGTTCGCACCACCTCTACCCTCGGCTGCGTGAGCAAGTCCTTCCTGGATACTGCGTAGCGTCTTGAATGCTTCTGGATTCTGAAAGAGAGCGTTCCAGGCGGTTTCGTCCAGCGATTCCAGCGTCTTTCCGAACTTCGCCGGATCAATTCCACGACCTGTAAATGGGCCGGATTCCTCAAGGGAGCCGGAGAAGAGTTTGCTGATAAGTGCGTGGCGAATGTTCTTGACTTCGGTGGAGTTGGGCTGGAATAATGAAATAATGCCGATTGCGCGAGAGGTTGATTTCGCCTCATTTCCGAGGAAATCTTTGATGAATTCCTCGGGACTATCCTGAGCGAGCAGCTTTGCGGCGGCCTTTTCGTCCGGAGTCATTTTGGCGGGGTTGAAACCCGTTTCAGTGCGAACCTTCTCGCCCATTTCCGCATAGGCGCGTTTCTTGAATTCAATTTGCTCTAAGTTTCCACCTGTTTTCTTCGCAATTGAATCGATTTCTTTCTTCAGGGCTTCTGCTGAAGAAAGGTCAGCCTCCGCTCCCTCACGAGTTACTCGCGCACGGAAGGTCTGCTCGCTCTCCCCCGGACGTTGATAGACCGCACGTCTCTTTGTGTACAGGAGTTGGAGCATTTCCTGGTCGGCGATATTGTTGCGGATTTCCTTTTCGAGTTGTTGTCCGGCCTCGTAATTGTATGCGGAAGGCGTTTCCGCATTGTGCGCGGCGAGACGTTGGCGGAGTTCTTTCTCCTGCTCCTTCAACGCTATTCGGGTCTTGTTCTCCTCAAGTCGCTGGACGGCCTCCGCACGGCGTGCATTCCGCGCAGTCAATTTATCCTGCCCCTCGGCGGCGTTCACTCCTATTTCGGCTTCGCGAACTGCCTTTTGTGCGCGGGCGACCTTTGCACCTGCTTGGGCAGCGGGGAGTGTTTTCGCCTTTTGAATCCGAAGAGCCGTTTCGACAAGTTGCTCCTCCGGTGAGAAGACTTTTTCCCCCAGTTCAAGATGCTTGGCGGCAGGTTTTACATTTTGCATCCGCTCAGCAAGCGAGGCCCGCTGTTCGGCCTGAAAAACAGGATCGCTGTAGTGCGGATCGAGAGGATCAGTTCCGATCTTCTCCGTTGCGACCCCGCGAGCACGTTCGTTTGCAACTCCGGGGGTCGAGTTGAGCACTTTTTGCGCGCCCTTCGCGAGGAGTCCTCCCAGAAGACCACCACCAGCACCCCAAATTACGGCCTTGTATGGATCTTCGTTGTCAATCTTGGCTCCCGCAAGATTTGCCAGCAGCCCTGTGCCCCCGCTTGTGATGATGGGGCTCCGCTGAGCAGCGGAACCGAGAGCGTTGAGCTTTGCTCCAACAGTGCCTCCCATCTTTCGCGAGGCAGCTAACCCCAGTCCACCTGGAATCAATCCACCGAGGACTTCCGCCGTACCCTCACCGAGTGTCAGCGGTGCTTCTCCGCCTCCGGTGTAGTCATCAATCAGGTCGCCGATGAGTGTTCCAGTGAGAGCGCCCTTCCAGCCGCCACCAACCAGTCCGGCACCTCCACGAAGTACGCGACGTTTATTTCGATTTGCCTCTCCCTCGGTTGCTTTTGGAAGTACCGGAATTCCCGGCTCGCCGCCCCTCCAGTTGCGGGGACGATACGTCGGAATTTCCGCAGCGGGAGGAGGACTGAAGTAGTTCTGGAAGAACGACACATCCGTTTCGGGGATGGACGACCCTTCGATGCTGAAGGCCCGTTTTGTCGTCTGTTTGTACTTCCGCATCGCATCAGCGAGTTTTTGCCGGTCGTCTCCCTCAAATACGAGTTCCTGGTCAGGCTCATCGTCGAAGGTTGCGCGGATTTTGTATTTCGGCTCAGGCAATTTAGTTCACCGGGATGCGAATTGGGGCTTTCTTCGGAGTGGGTGTTTGGGCGGGAGCGGCGGCAGCAGTGCTCCGACTGACAGGTCGGCTTTTTGAATCCGACGGCTCCTCTCCGGTCTCCGCGCGGTACAGATCGTTGAAGATACGTTCGGTATCTAATTCGAAGCGTAGGTTTTGCTCAAAATCTTTCCGTATTTGCTCTCGCGCCTTCGCCGTTTGTCCGCGTGCGGACATCTGCTGATCGTACTTCTTGTAGAGGTTGTTTACCTTGTCTATCTGCTGCGCAATGGCACCGTTGGCAGAGACGAAGGACGCCTTGTCGATATCCTTCTGCTTCATATTCCACATCGCCTTTGCTGCGGCGAACTGTAGGGCGACAGTAAGGCCGAGGTTGTCCTGTGCCGCGACGGGCATCAACGAGGAGGACTGACCGAGCTTAGGGAAGAGACTCTGTAGGTACTCAAGCTCCTTATACCCAGCGCCCGCGCCAGTGATGTCGTGACGAAGTTGGTTGGCGAGCTTGAAGATTTCACTTTCTGTAACGAGGAGCGCGCCTGGACGCCCTTCATTGGCCTTGGAGATCCAAGTGTTCAACTTAGCGCGTGTGCCTGTTCCGAATCTCCGAAGGCCGTTATCCCCATTCGCGTCGACATCGAGCATGAGGGAGGTCATGCTTTGCATCATATTATTCGTTGCGATTGCCGCGTCTCGCGTCTTCTTGAACTCCGTCACAAGACCAGGAGAAGCCATTCGGTTTTGATACTCGGGGATATTGTCCCCGTAGCTTTCTGCAAACGATTTCGAGACGACACTTCTCGCTGACGGCGAGGGCTTCGTCTTCGCCCCTGTCGGGTTGACGTAGGCGGATGCGGGCTTGGCGGGCGGTGCGGTGGGGGCTTCGGTGGGGGGAATGGCCGTCTCCGAGGGTTGTCCCCCTCCGGTTCGACGAAGGAAGTCGTCGATTACTGAGTTGGTGTCCTTCCCAGGTTGCCCGCCACGTTGGACTACGGAGGTCGATCCGCCGGGGGCCTGGACCCACTTCTGGTCTCCATTCATCATCGTTTTAACCGACCACGCGGGGGAGCGGGTGGTTACAGTTGGTCCGCTTGATCCACCACGACCTTTTCCGATATCGGAAAGGACGCCCATCGTGCGGAGGAATTTTTCCATTCCTTCGGGAGATTGATTGGATAGGCTGGTGGCGTCGTTGTACTGGGTCGAGTGACCCTTCAAGGTTCGCGTGTACAGTTCGTTAGCTTCCGTGTACAGCTTCTGCGCTTTTAGGTTCTCGATCTGTTGTGCGATTAGCGGATCTTTCTGGCGGATTTTAGCCATCTCTGCGTCGAATTTATCGCCAGCCAGCCTGCCCTTCAGTTCCCGATCCGCCTCCCGCTGCTTCATCAAGTCCTGCGACTGTTCAAACAGCCGAAGCTGTTTCATCAAATCCGACTCTTCCGTCTTCGTCGCCGCAGTTTCCGCAGCGTACTCCTGTCGGGCGCGGTCTGCTATCTTCTCATAGTAATTCGGCCCGCCGCGTTGTGAATCCGCCGCGCCCATTAGGAATTGGAAGATTCCCGTCCCGACCTTCGCCAGCTTACCCCGATTCGGGTCGGATTTCATCCACTTGTGGGTGAGTTCGTCCTTCCGTTTTTCAATAGGTTTCGCCGCCGCTTCCTTACGCACCCGTGCGTCCTCCAGCATGGCGAGGAGTCGGGCGCGGATCGGGTCTTGTTCCTCTTCCGGCGGCGGTCCCATCGCGGGCTGCCCCTGTTCGAGAATCGGATTCCCCTCGGTGTCGTAGCCTATGAATTGTTCTGGCATTAGCGATTCTTACCTCGGGGCCTGGACGAAATCTTGAACCGGGCCATTGCGACCGGGGAGTTGCGAGGAATTCTGCGCGAACCGGCCTAGGATGTCGTTGGCCTGGGAGCCGATTTGTAGTGATGGGTTCGTGAACTGTTGGCCGAACCAGTTGAACCCGTTATTCATCGCCGAACCCTGAGCGCCGAGAGCGCCGAGGTACGCCTGGAGCATACTTTCGAAGTTCTGCCGACCGGCTTGTTGAGAGCCGAGTGCGAGGGTGCCGCGATTGGCCCCGGCTTGGTTAGCGAGAGTGCCCGCGCCGAGAGCGTATTGGTTCATGTCGCGGAGTGTGTTCTGCCCGAGATTCCCGCCGCCCAACTGCGCCCCGAGGTAGTTGTTCAGAAGGCTGCCCCCGAGAGACGCGCGGCCTAGATCGGCGGCTTCTCCACCCAAACCCAAATTGCCCGCAGCGGACATTTGTCCCGTGGCGGCGCGCTGAATCTCCGGGAATAGTTGAAGTGCCGTCAGGAGTCGAGTATTTTCGAGGCCCTGCGAACCCTCGCCGATCTTCGCCGACTGCAAGAGATCCTGGAGACCAAGCTCCTGCTGCCTCTGCATGGCATCCCGGCCAGCACCGGCTTCCGCCTGCATTGCTTGGTCCGCGAAGTCGCCCATCGCCTCATTCGACGATCCGTTCGCAACCATCGTCCCCGGCCCGCCACCGCGAGCAAGGGCTTGTCGACGCACCGCACGAGCACGTTGGCTCGCAGCGGTTCCGGCTTGGTCGCGGGACATGGCAACGGCGTCTTCCATTGAGAGGATTGGGTTCGAACCGAGCTTATCAATCGCCCGTGCCTGAGCCGCCTTCGTGAAATCCGTCGCGCCGCCGGTCTGGAAGATCGAATCCGCGTAGTTACCTGCATTCCGGAGTAAATCGGTCTGCCCGCCGAAGCGGACATCTGTCGCGGCTCGGTCCCTGAGGGCATTGGTGAAGTCCGACTGGCCCCAGTTTTCCAACATCCCCTGGCCGGTGCGGGACATCTGGCCCATTTCGGGCGTTTCACCATTCTGGAGACGGGAGGCGAAGTCCATCAAATTCTGTCCCGGCTGTGACCAACCGCCGCCACGGAAGATACCCTTTCCGCCGTCAGCCAGTTCACCGAAGTCGTCTAGGGAGTTGGCAATCCCGCCGCCGAAGTAGGGTTGGCCGTACTGTTCCTGAAGTCCGGGGATCTGGTCGTAAAAGCCAGAAGCGCGGTTCAGATATGGCGAAAAACCCTCGTAAAGAGGGGTCGACATGTACTCGTTCGCGCGGGCAGCGTTACCGAATACCGGATTCGTCCGATCCTGCCAGAGGCGGTTCCAGTCGTCATAACCCTGCCGACCGAAGTTGAGGTTGTTTACATACGCCCCCCGCCACCAGCCGCGATCTCGGGAGTCGGCGAAGTTGGAGAAGATGCCCGAAGTCAGGTCGGCGAGACTCAGCAGGTTGCCCATGCTAAACGGACTGGTTTGGTCTGATTTCGCGCTGTCGGCCATGAAAATCCTCTACCCTATTGTAGCGGGAACTGCCTGAACCTATTGATCTTCCCGTGTATTCAACGACATAATCGTCCAACTGGAGGTTCCAGTCACAGTTTGCGCCGCGAGGGTGACTGTCTCCCCCGGCTGTAGTGTTATATCGTCCTCGAACGCGAACAGCGACGACCCGGACGCGCCGATAGGCATGGAGAAGATGATCTGTTCGTTATTCGTGATTGTACAAGTCGTCGCCGCAGTGTCGACATAGGTAGAGCTATTCGTCGACCAAGCGGTAAAACTGGGTGTTCCGACGAGAGTTGCGTTTCGGATTAGGAATAGGGTAACAGGTGTCGTATCATCGTGCGCGCCGCCCGCCGAGAGTAGGCGGACAACGGACTGATTCGCGCGGCCCCCATAGACACGCTCGTTCCGAATCGTCATGAGGCAGTAGTAGGAAGAGGTACTGACGGCGGTCGAACTGCGCGTATACGTCATGCGCGGGCCGATTAGCTTTTGCTTTCCCTCGACAAACCCCGCGAAGGATCCGCAGGAGACGCTCACGTCCGTTGTCGAGCCACCGGAATATGCCGCCATCGTGAATGGAAAGGAGGGTTGCGAGACGCTGGTTGTCGTACTGGAGTTCGGGAAATTGATCGTATGGCAGGTTACAAAGGTGCCATTATTTCCGTCGGAAGCGGGCACCTCGACCTGGAAGGTGATACACCCGGCCCCGAGGTATTGGATTCCGATTTGGAAAACGTTCAAATTGGTCTTTGTCAGGGTAAAGCCGGAAGGCCCGGTGCCGTCTAACTTATCCCCGTTCCAGGAGGATTGCGCTGTCCAGGTGTCAGTTGATGCAGCGCCGGACAGGGTTTCGACGTTCGATCCAACTGCCGGGGTTCCCGCGCCCGATTGTCCTAGGGTTATCAGCGCCTTCGTCCCAACATCATTCGCGAGGAAGATAACCGTTGCTCCCCGTTGCGTGGCAGTCCATCCTGGATAGGTTCCCTGCGAGATTTCATATGCCGTCTTCGTCGTAGAGCCGTTATTTGTCGCGGTTACGTTGACTGTCTGTCCCGACGGTAGGGCGATGTTGTAGTCGTTTGTCGCCGTTGACGCCGTGGTAATCGTCATCGTCTGAATTTCGCGCACGCCACCCGTGGAGCGGAGAATACCGAAGGAGGTCCCGTTGTATCCGAAATAGAAGCCCGATTCCCCTGTACCATATCCGGCGACGAGGATGGAGTTTGCAGCGGGTGCTGAGAATTTTGCGGTGAAACGACCAACAACCCCCTGCCCAGGACGGTAACGGAGACGGCGGCGCGATTGAAGAGTTCCGAAGGAGTAGATAGTTGTTCCCGTGGAGCAGGTGAAGAGGTTGCTCGCGGCGGTTGCTGTGGCGGAGTTTGCGCCGTAGCTCACAGCGAGTCCGGTTACTGCTGAAACTTCACTCGTGTTCAATCCGTATATTGGATCGCATTGGAAGATGGGGTCGAGGCTTTCTGTGTGCAGCGCGCCGAAGGGGAGTGTGGGTGAGTGGACGGCGACCTCTATATGCCCCTCGGGGGTGATTGCGACCGGACTGGTCGTTCCGTCGTCAAAGGTGCCGTCGATTGTTACATTCTTGAAATAGGACATCCTAGATAATGCTCCATTCGGTGCCGTTGTACATTACTGTTACCGAGGTGTACTGTGTAGTGATTGCGAGGGATGCCGCGCCGTCGATATTGTTCCCGTTCCCCGAAAAAGTGAGGGTATTCGCCGCGACCATCTTCTTAATCGCGTAGCTGTCGCCTGCGGTGGGTGTAGCGGGGAGGTTCACGGTGAAGGACCCCCCGGTCGTATCCCCGCAGACGAGGTAGTCGGTGGCGACAATCGTATAAGGTCCGGAGGTCTCAGTTCGGACAGGCAGGCGGAGCCGGTCGAGGTAGATTTGGGTGTTCGCCGCCGCAGTGAGGACGCCCGCCGCGCTGACTGTAAAGCTGCCGACTTGGGAAGCCGTCCCGTAGCTACCCGCAGTTACTCCAGAAGGTCCCAGGCCGGACGAAGGGATGACGGGGAGAATGGTGGTCCCGACCACGGAAGGGCTGAAATTCAAAGGAGTAACGAAGCCCGAATTTAGCTGTGTTTGGACGAAAAAGGTGACGCGACCTGCGTGATTATTCACAAGGCGGACGACAATAGGGGACCTGCTTGTGGAAAAAGGCCCCATTGGAATTTCGCTGAATTCCAGTCCGACGACGTACACGTTGTACTGAGAAATGTTCCGAAATCGGTCCTCCGGCTCCGTCCAGTTCAGGGTGAACGAGGTCCCACCGAGGTAGGATTCGGTTTTCACAATCCGGAGATTGGAGACGAAAGGGAGACGATAGTCGCCCCTCTGCTGCGGGGGCAGCAGAGTTCCTTCAGCCGTGTTGGTCTCATTCACAATACGGTCGACGATGAACTGGGAGACTCGATTTGGTGAGATGTTACTCAATTTTCGGCTCCTCCAGTTGGAATAGTTCAGCGGCGGCGTGTCTTGCTTTCTTGTACGAGTTGCGGTCGACTATTCCTAGCGCCGGGTTACACTGCTCCGGGTCGGTCAGGGTAACCTTCAGCGGGCACCCCAGCATCTTCCGGATGAAGGTATCCCAGTGCATCTCGAAAGCCATTATACGTTCGACAAGGAGGTCACCGGTTGGCGGCGGGGGTTGTGCTCCTGCTGCTAGGAGAATGAAGAGAAACGGCTTCTTCATTACGGCCCACTTCCAGCCTCGGGTTCAAATATGAAGAGGAGGTTTTCGATTGAGATTAGATCGGGGGTCGGGGTCCGGCGCATTCCGACGGCGAACCGGTGGCCGACTCGGTTGTATTTCAACAGCCGGGTAGCATAGGCGGTTGAAATCGGGCGGCGGGAGGGGTCGTATTCCACGTTGAGTGAAATGGGAGTCGACCAGAGATCGTCCTGGTAGAGATTACAGATCGGCTCCTTATCCCCCGGGTAGAGGATGCGGTCGAACTGGATCGCATAGAGAGAGGGGTCGAGCGCGGGGGATCGGAGGGCGTTGACGTGGTTTCCGGCTGGAATGGTTAGCAGTCCGGTTACAACTTCCCAATCGATATTTTCCGCGCCGTCGATGAAGTAGTCGGTTCCGGTCTCCAAATCCGCATCTAGGTAGGCTAGTGCGGAAGTCAGAGAGGCGTCTGCATCGTCGTACATCGAGAAGATGAGATAACGGCGGGAGGAGGTTTCGGAATTCCGGCCAGACACCAGGGAGGAAGCCCGGATCTCCCAGGGCGTATTCCAGAAGTCCATTTGCAGCACTTTCGACTTCCGGAGGTCGTAAACCCAGGCTTTCGATTCCGCCGTGTCGTCTAGGATTGCTCCGAGGACGACGATCCATTCCTTCTCATTATCCGCCCAGTACTCCAGGTTAAACTCGCAGGAAGACACAACCGCCTGTGTCGGGAGGTCGTCCCCGAGGGGGTCGCTGATAGACTGCGGTTGATCGGAATTGATGTCCCTGATGAGGCAGACTCGATAGTCATTGGAGAGGAAGGCGACGGAACCGCCGAATCGAATTACTCCTTGTGGGTGACTCGGTGCCATTCCGATGTTTTCGTAGAGGGGCCGGATGTTGAAAGTCTCTTTCGTCGAACCCGTGATGACGTAAGTCGTCGAATCGGTAAACGCGAATACCGCCTCCGAGGTCGCTACGATACTAATCCCAGGCTCCTGAGCACGGAAGAAGTTTCCGAAGAGTCCAGAAGGGAAGCTCTCTTCAGGGATTCCCTCGTTGAGTTCTTCCTGCGCGGAGTAGACGATGATGTTGTCGATCCAGTACCAGTGTCGGCCTTGGTAGTAGGCAATTGGGGAACTTCTCTTGATGGCGTCGACTCCGACCACTTCGGGCGTGATCGTTGAGGGCGGGGGAGAGTTCGAGGTAAGCGAGGGTGCGATTTCCGCAGTGTCGAGGAAAGCATCGGGGATCGGGTCTTGTTCGGTCGTGCCGGAGGGGTCGGAGGGGAAATGTTTGTCCTCGTAGGTTATATCCCCTGCGCCGGTATTGGGGATTTCGTCCAGCTTGAAGAAGGTTCCGCCGCCGTCCGTGGTCCGGTAGATGCAGATGGTCGGGACGTTGGTTGTGTCTGCCGTGCCCTGGACGGTGATTTTAGGGCAGAGGTCCGCGAAAGGGCCGGTGTTCGAAGGCGCGATGTCGGGGTTTTCTTCAACCGGCGCGCGGTTTGAGACTTGATCTGTAATGGTCTTCCAGGCGTAGGTGTAAAACCAGCCCTGGGAAACGTCGACGCGGTGGTTAGCTGCCGCCCAGCCGCTTCGGTAGAGGACCAGGGTGTCGGTATCGTGGGTGGCGGCGGTCGTGCCGTTGTATCCCCGTGTGACGGTGAATTGGTTCGCCCCTGGAGATCCCGTCACGTTCATCTGCTCATACTCGACCTGGATGACGAAGGGGTAGCCGCCGGGGAAGGAGGCGATTGAGTCGAGGGTGATCGTAGTCGTGCTGGCGTTGATCGTGCCGTTCAGTTGTCCGACTACCGCAGAGATCCGGGCAGCGGTTGTCGGGCCGAGGAGTCCCCAGGGTTTCGTGGAAGGAGTGGCCCCGGAGCCGTCGAAGATTACGGAGCCGAGGAGTTCGCCGGTGCCGATAGCCGGGGTCCCTTTGATGTAAGCTAAACCGCGCGCCAGGGAGCATTCGTGGGGGTAGTCCGAGGCGTTCAACTGGCGGTAGCTGCCCATCGATGTCCACAAGGATGTTGTGAGGTCCATCCGTTTGTAGTACATTGCGTACTTATTCGTCGCCATGTTCCGCACGGACGCGAGGTGGAAAACCTTTTGCGGGGTTTCCATTGTCCGATAGACCCACTGGCGTTCTATCCGACCGGAGAGGGAGCTATTCGTAACCCCCAGCGTCCCCGGGCGCTTCTGTAACGCCCCGCCGTAGGTTACATAGGAGTTATGCCCCGAGCGCAGACGAGGCATGTCGGATAGGTCGTGGACGACCTTATTGTATGGAAAGTTTAGGTCGTCGAACGCCCGGGTATCGAATGCGGAGTTGGAGGGCATTTAATACCATGTGAAGGGCATTTGAGATTGACGCGGCTGGAACCGGGGAGCCGCTCCCAGTCCGGGGTAATACCGGCGGTTTCCGTAAGGAATGCGGTAGTTGGCGTACCTCGATGCCCAGCCCCCCGGGGATTGCATGGGCGGTCTGCCGCCGTAGAATTGCTGCGGTCCGAAGTTCGGAATCTGTGATCCCGGACCTCCCCCGAGGTTGAACCCAGTCGGTCGCGCGGGGGGTGCGATATTGAAATTTGAACCGACCGACGAACCGAGGTTCGCACCTTGTCCGAGGAAATTCTGACCGCCCGAGACGGGCTGGTAGAAGGATCGGGTGCCGAACTGTCCGCCCTCCTCGCCCTCCGCCATCCCACTCGATCTCGGACCCATCTGCGCGAGTTCCGCGCGGGTCATCGCGTCTGCTGTCGCGCGGTCGTACTTCGCATACCTCTCCGCCAGGAGTCCGGCGTTGAGCATATCCGCGCCGCCGAAGTCGATCATATTCTGCGGCGGGGGGCCTGTTGGAGACCCAAATGCGTTCCTGGTCTGGTTTACACTCCCGCCCAACTGCTGTGCGAGGTTGTTTGCCGTGGCCATATTCGCGTACTGCGATTGGTTATACCCCGGGTAGTTGTCAAAGCCCGGATCCGCAAAAGCATTCCGTGCCGGTTGATTGGTCGGGGGGACAAAAGCGGTTGGGTTCGTCTGGGCGTTGATCTCATTCTGGTTGCCGAGGTAATTCCCGCCGAACGGATTGAAACTCGTCTGCTGCGGCCCCTGTGCGGGAATACCGGCTTGTGAGGCAACGAATTGTTCGATATTCGACTGTCCCGGTTTCGGGTCAACCGCACTCGGTCCGGGACCGTCCACCGAAGCCTGCGCGACATTATCCCGTGTTGCCCCGGCGAATCCCTCGCCAGGGTTGTAGGGAACCGCCTCGCCGCCGAAGGTTGGATTCGTGCTCTTTAGAAATGGTGTTACTGAGAACATTACAACTCCTTAGAACAAGATTCCAGCGGTTTTCAAATCGACCTTGAGCGCGTCAAGATGCCCCGTGCGGATGAGGGAGTTGGCAATCAATCCGGCGTTGAAGGATTCCGAAATCCCAAAGCGGGACACTTCAATCTGCCAAGACGCCGGTGGCTGAACCGGGCCTTCCGGTTTCGTCTTCACAGCCTTGAACGAGATATCCGAAGGTAGCGCCTTCTTCAGTACGTCCACTATCGCGTCTGCGGTCTTTTCCGTCGCGTACTGAAGGGGGTTGTAGCCTTCGTGGTCCTCGAAGGTGAAATCCGCGCCGACAGCCGGGGCCTCTCCGTCTTCGAAAGTGACTTTACCCGTTTTCGGGTTGTACAGAAGGCCGAAAATGTTGCGTTTCATCCTTTGGATTCCTCGCATCTATTGTAGCCTTGCCGCCGATAAGGACTGGTGGAATATGGCGGATTTGGACATTCTTCCGGATTTTGAAAGTCGGGGCGTATCCGAGGAGTATATCCGTCGGTTTGAGGAACTCAAGGAGGGTCACGGGGGTTACCAGCCACCGGTCAGGGGGTAGAGTGCCATCTGCTGCCCCCAGCCGGGGACAAGTGCCTGGGAGGGGGCTACAGTCGGGTCGCCGAGTTCAAATCCCTCATCCCGGCCCATTCTTTCAATCTCAAAATCCGCCATTGCGATCAATTCCCCCACCTTCGGGGAACCGGTCGCGACGGCTGCGGCCCACCGGAAGACTTGGGTCACTCCAGCGAGGTGTCGGTCGTCCCAGGGGAGGAGGGTAGTACCCATAGTCGCGGCGGTCACCTTAGTCGGGTTCTTCTTATAATCCCCCGTGATGATCCACTCGTGCCCCCCGACGTTCCCCGGACACGGGCGGTCGAGGCGGAAGGTGGCGGAGGCCGGGTCGTAGCTTATGTAGGAACAGAAGTCGCAGACGTGGGTCTTCCGGACATCTTTACGAACTTGCAACTCGTACACCTGCGGCGGGAAGACGGAGGTCCGGGTTAGGTAGGCGAGGTGGAATCCCGCGAAGTCGGAGGGGACCGCTACTTGAGGAGCGCCGTATTCCTGTTTATATGGGACGAGGCAGAAGGGGCGGAGTTTCCCGAGAGTTTGACGGAAGGGACCGTAGTTCCAAATCCGCTCATTCGCCATGTTACAAATCGCAACCGCCTTGATGTCCTCCTCCGCGAGTGAGAACTGTCCCCGGACGAGGTTGAAGACATCTTGGTATTTGTAAGTGGAGGCCATTATTTAGTCAGCGGCGGAACCGGCGGGACGAGGAGCGGCTCCCTCATCTTCATTATCGCAAGGTTCGCCTCGACAATCCCGCGCTGGCCGGTGTAGGTCGCGGATTTCCCGTCCGACTGCGAACCGCCCGCGCGCTGGTCATCCGTGTAGAGGTAGGCGAAGTAGAGGACAATCGACTTGTAAACCCAAAACCACTCGTCGTCGAATACCTGAACACCTGTAGTCTGGGCGTTCGCGGCTGTGATCGTGGGACACGTCTTCTTATACATCGCAATGATTTTCGTACCCGATGTAACAGAACTTCCCGGCTTCGGGAACACTCGGTAGGTATCTGTCGCAGGGTGTGATATCTGGGAAGGCTGTCCACCTATCTGCTGCACAGTGGAGTGGATGTGCGAAGTGACTTCAATGTACCGACCAACGTCCGAACCGCCTTCGCTCAGGTAGACTGACCCCGGTTGGATATAGAGGAAGTCTGCCGGGTCGGTAATTGTGTAGTCGGAGGTGTTCGCGGCTAGCGTCAGCGCCGTGATATTCCCCAACGTCCACCGCCAGGGGGCCGCCATCCAGAAGAAGCGTGCCGCATCGTCTAAAATCTGCGGCATGACTGGTTCGAGATTGGGGTACTTGACGAATGCGTTGATGTAATCGAATCCGTCGCGAGGGCAGTAGGTGGAGGCCATTTCTTAGTACTGGGGTCCGCCGACAGCTTCCATCGCGGGCCGGAGGTGGGGAGGGCAGTCTGCTTCCGACCACATCTTCATACAGTTCTGGCAGTTGAAGATGTAGTGGTTCTGCGAGTCCCGGAGGCCGACGATGGCGGTTTTCTTATTCTCCTTCTCATGCGGGCAGGAGAGTTGCGCGGCTTGCAGTTCCCGATCCCGCTTCCGGTGCGCGGCCATCATGGAGAGTTGAAGCGCGCGGCGGTTCTCCTCTTCCATAAGGATCTTCGCTGCTTCCTCATCCGCCTTCGCTTCGTCCCGGTTCAGCGCGCGGAGTTGCTTCTGCGCGATTTCCAAATCGAGGGCCGCTTTTAGCCTTTGGAGTTCTTCGAGGGATTGGATTTTTTCCGATACGGAAGGAGGCGGGGCTTTCGGTTCGCCGGGGGTTACTTTGATTTGCTCTGGCATTTCACGCCTATTCTAACCTATACCCACTGGCATCTGGAAGTGACTCCCAACGCCCATCCCAACCGACCACATCCGCCATCTTCGCATACGTCCAGCGGGTCACTTTCGCCCGCGTGTCCAGGTGGATGTAGGAGCGCCAGGGGTCGACACCTATCCCGTGGAACTCAGGAAATCTGAGCACCGCTTTATAAAGTTCCTTGAGTGGGAGCTTGTCAACCGAGATGTCCGCTGCGATTCCGTAAGTGTGCGCGGAGTAGGTCCCCGGAGCCTTCGCCCTCTCCACGGGATGCGCCATGCAGCGGAATCCGGAGTTGATCTGAATGGGCCGCGCGATGGAATCGCGTAACCTCTGTAACAAACGGACGAAATCCAACTGAATTCCCCGCGACCGGCAGTGGTGGCAAAGGAATTCAGATTCCCGAAAGGAGTCGGTGAGGAACTTATCCTCCCTCTGAAATTCGGTCACGCGGGGGCCTCCATTCCCGTCTGGTCCTTACCGGTGGCGACTTTCCATCCTCGGGTGTCGGCGGATCCGAATTCCCGCTCCACGTCACCGAGGAAGAGTTCTCCGGCAGCTAGGAGGTAGAGGAGGACTGTCCGCCACCCCCGCTTGACCTCACGCCACGGGAGTTCAACCTCCTCCTCGCCCGGAAGCAACCCATGAAACCGCGTCTCCCCCGCCTCCGGGTCCCACTCCGACTTCGGCATATCTTTTGAATTGATGTGCATAACCGCCTGCTTCCCATCCGCATTCCGGTTATCCGGGTTGAAGAAGGGGAGGGGGTTGAATTCGATTTCCGTCTGCCGTGCGCGGAGGCTAAATTCGGGAATCCAAGGGTTCTCGTAGACACAGAGACAGACCGCCTCGCCTAGCCGCCAGATGTAGCAAACTCGCTTATCCGGCTTCAGCGGGAGTGTTTTGAACTTCAACCTCGGGTTCAGTTTCAGAAGCCGCTTCTCAAACTCCTCCGTCAGACAACCGCGCGCCGCCCTGTCCGCATTCGTCGGGTCGTCGGCGGTATCAATCCAAACCGCCTGGGAGTGGCACCTCCGGTAGTACTCCTGGAGGTCCTCGTAATACTTGTCAATCAAAGCCTCTTGAGCGAGACGGTCAAGCGCCGCCTCATCACGAACCAACATTACTGCTCCTTACGGCGCTCGATTGATGTTCGCAATTCTGTGACCGCGATCCGGAGATCGATGGAGGCTTTCGTAAGTTCCCCGATTGCCGAATCGTGTTTCGCCACAATAGTTTGCAACTCCTGCACCTGTTGAGATTTTACACCATAGGCGTAAGAGGATGCCCCGGCGATTGAAAGAAGAGTGACTGTCGCCGCGATTGCTTCTCTCAGGGAAATCTTAACCGGCGACTCGGGGGACATCGGGGATGTTGGCGGGTTGATGACGGAATCGAAAACAGGCAAAGCTTTTCCTTAATTTGGAGTAAACGGCGTAGTACCAGCAGTCGGGACCGTCAGCGTGGCGCTCGGCGGGGATGCAGTCGAGGAGGTAACAGTCCAGACTGCTGAAGGGCCTGCTACTTGACGACCGGTGGAGTCGTAGTACCAGGAGATGTATTTCGTGTTCGGCGGCGTGATGTCGGCGTTCCAGAGAATGCCTATGCCGGAGGAGAAGGTCCCGTTTACGATGGGGCAGACGAGGAAGTCGGGGACGGGGACTTGGGGGAAGGAGTTGGAGAAGACGGCTTCAGTGTATGAGCCGGTGGAAGGGAGGACTAGGGAGACGAGGAGAAAGCCGTTGAAATTGGTCGCGTCGGACCACTGGACTACGGTTGATTGGTCGAAGGTTGCGTAGCGCGTGGGGGAAGCGGCGGGCATTGCATATCTATTGTATCGGGACGCTAGTCGATTCTATTTATCATCGCGATATCGACGTACTCGCTCCCCTGAATCCCGAGAAAATGAGCGAACTCTTCCATCGACAGCGAGCATTTGACGATAGTCATGGTCAGTCTCGGATAGGTTGGTTCGGGAACCCAAGCGCCGGGACAAACTGCGAGGAGTCCGAAGAGTGAGCGGCGGGTCATTTTGAATACCGGTACCAATAAAGCGTCTTGCCCGAGGCAGGCGGGAATCGAACTGTCCTCTCGCATACTTCGCGGAATAGGAATTTCTTCTGCAATCGGTCCCGGGCTTTCTGGCTTATGTACAAAGTCCAGGCTGTCCGTAGCGGCGGGATCGACTGAACTACAGCCGGAGGTAATTTTGCGATGACCGTTTGGGCCGCCGCTGTGCCGAGAAGTGCTGCTAGAAATCCGCGTCTTTTCATTTCTGCTTCGGCTCCTTCCAGATAAACATCGAAGCCTCAATCCGCGCCAGATCCATTTCGTTAATCGCGAAAAGTTCAGGTAGCGGCTCGACCATTCCTTCGAGACTCTTTACGGCTTCTCGGATCTGTTCAATGGTTAGCTTTTCAGGCATGTGAAAGAGCGAGGAGCGGGGGCTTATTCTCATCAGACGGCAGGTCGGCCCAAAGTAGGTCGACCAAGCTGAACCCGCATCCCTCCGGTACAACCCGGAGATTCTGCTTAAACTATCCTCGCTTTTCAAGTGTAGCGTGGCGGCGGTTGGAAGTCAACCTCCCTCCACTCTCCCGCGAAGCCCTTCCAGTTCTGGAGTGGAAATTCGACCGCCGGTAGGTCTTTCGACTGTCCTATAAGTTTCGCGGGATCGGGATTCCGCATCGCAGCCCATCCGCCCGACTCGAATCCGGTCTCTGTGGCCCATTTATGGACGCAGGAGGCCGAGCAGAAGTATCGGCCATACGGTTGTTCATAAAGGCGCGGGAGCGGAACAGTAAAGCCCTTCGGAACCCACGGCTGCGGTCTTGTATCCAAAAGTACCCCGCAGCAGGAACAACCCCGGACATACCCTGGCGGCGGCGGTGGTATGAATTTATCTCGGAGTTTACCTAATTGCGGAACCAAAAGCGCCTTCCCGATAACCGGAAGGCTGAGGAGGGAGAGGAAGAAGCGTCTTTTCATTGAGGTCTCTGCCTCAACGATAGCAGATTACTTCCCCAACCACAACAGGGAAGCCCAAATTCCCACAGCAGTCCCGGTCGCTCCACCCAAGGTGTACCCCGCGAAACCCCAACCGCCGCTCTCCTCCTTCGCGATCTTCTTAATCACAAACCAGTTTGCTGCGCCGAATATGACATCAACTAGGACTGACTTTGCGATATCTGCTTGGGCAACTGCTCTCCAGGAGATGCAAACGACTCCGTAGGTCCAGAACTGGAGGGCGAAGAAGGTGAGGAAGTTTTTGATATTGGTCGACACGATTGAAGTGTAGCAAATCTGCGCGCGGGAGTCCAGAGGAGGGGCATAGGAGTCTATTCTCCCACGGATGGAGAAAGAAAAAGCCCCGACCGAAGCCGGGGCTAAATCCTTTGTTTTGTTGCGGTTAGGCGATTGTCGATTGCGCGTCAATCGTCTTGGCGCGGAAGGAACCACCGATACCCGTCGGACCATCCAACCAAAGCGCCGAGTAGAGGTAGCGGTACGATACCCAGCCACCGATCATCCCTTCCGGATCGAACCCGGACGGGACGCCGCCCTTGACGACCTTGATGTTGAAGTTCTCCTTCGACGGGTCGGTCACCTTCGCGGGGGCAGCACCGGCCAGGGTCAAGCAGCCGAAAGCGCCGTTGCCGAAGATATAAGTGCGCCATTTGTTCGGCGAGGTCGAGGAGTAGACATTCGTGGACTCGATGACCTTCGCACCGGCGACATGGGTCACAACGCCCCGGTCGTCGCGGGAGACGAGGTTGGCTTTCTGCGGAGTCGTGTATTTGAAGATATCCGCGAGACCATTGGCCGCAGGGTCGGACACGAGGTCGTAGGAGTTGTACGGCGAGGTCAGGACCTTGAACTCACCGTCTTCGAACGGTTCGACATCGATGGCTTGCAGAGTGTGGACCGCCGCGCGGATGTCGCTGACACGGAGGTAGGTCGCGATGGGGGACTGATTGGTGTTCGAACTCTCAGCGTCAATAGCCGCGCGGGTGATATTGTCTACCGACAAACCGCCACGATAACCCAAGAGAGTGCCAGCGGCTTCCAACTGCGGGTCGGGCGCGGTCTCTTCGCGAAGGGTCGAGACGGAAATGAAGTTCGAGAACTCCGAAACCGTAGCCGCGACCTTCGTCGAGGTCATCGTGAGGGAAGTGCCGACTGCGCCTTCGGTGGAAGGAGTCGTCCCGGCGGCGAGGTTGGCGTAGCGGAACCAGACAGCCGTCCGGCCTTCGCGCATTCCCAACTGATCCTCAACGCAGAGGTCGCGGAAACGGAACTTCTTTTGAAGCCGGGAAAGCGCCTTTCGACGGATTGCTTCCGACTGAAGATGGGCTAGGCCGAGGGTAGTATTACCTGCGGGAGCGTAAGCCATATCTGAAATCTCCTGTGCGGTTAAACAATGTCCGCAGAATTATTGTATCGCAGGAGTTTCGGTGGATATGGTATTTTCAGTAAATGCTGAAAAGAGGCTAGAACCCGCCCCGGAAATTCTGCCCGTGGGCCTTCGCGTAGACTTCATTGAACTTATCATCCGGTAGGCTGCGGTAGAAAGCGGCCCATTCCTGGTCGGTCTGGGGCATTCCGTTACCGGTGGATGGGGCTTGGCGACCGGGGGACGGGGGCGCGGCGGGGCGTCCATTTTGCGTTTGCTGCGTTTGCTCCGGCCCTTTGATATGCCCGGTGCCGCGAGCGTAGTGGTAGGCCGCTTCGAGACCTTCCGCAGTATTCCCCAGGCCCAGGTATTCCCGCGCCTGCTGGACGATTTGGAACTGCTGGGGATCCTTCTGCAAGTCCTCATGCCGCTGGAGGAAGGAGGTCTCCGCGAGCGAGCGGTCCATGAGGGCGGTCTTCGTAGTGAGTTCACGGAGGAGCGCCGAGGCATCGTCGACTTTACCGTCGTAAACACCGGTGCCGATGAGGAGGTTCGCGACCCCCCGCATATCCCCCTTCTCCAAGAGTTCAACGAATTGCTTCGTGGCTGCGGGGACTTCACCCGGCTTCGGAGGTTCCGGCTCTTTGACAACCGGTTTCTTCGCCTCTTCCAATCGGGCCTGGGCGGCGGCGAGTTCGGCTTGCTGCTTCGCAAACTGGCCTTCGAGCGCGCGCTCAGCCTCCGCTTGGGTTGGGAAGGTGTAGTCCTTCCCGCCGAGGTGGAGCTTGAACCCCTGGGCCTCCTTGGGTTTCTCCCCGTCTGTCTGCTCGGAAGCGAGTTGCGCGACGAGTGCGTCGAAGTCTTCGAAATTGAGATTATCGGCCATGCGAGATTATTCTACTATAGCCAATTCTTCCGCCGCCCCCTCCTGCACAGTAGCAGGCCCTTCAACATCATACTTCGACCGGAACTCCTCTACAAGCTGTCGCTCGTGGGATTTGAGAACCCGCAAGATGTGGCGGTAGGCTTTCATGAAGGAGACGAGTTTCCGCTCCTCTTCCGCGCTCATCTCCCACGACTCCAGCCGGGTGACTAAGTTGTCCGCTTCCGATTGGAGGACATCGAGGATCAGTTTACCTCCGGGGGAGGCGAGGGCGAGGTACATTTGCTCGCGGTCGTAGGTGGTTATTTCGCGTGGTTCAGCCATTTGCTTAGTGTATTCTCCAGCCACTCTTTTCTTGCACGCGCCATTTCTGGTGCTCCGGAGTCGGTTATTTCCGCAGGAGAGGGGATTCGGTCAGCACGCCAGCTACCTAAGCAAACACTTGACCTAATAGGCTCTCCGTCGGCAGTCAGAATCCACATTTGTTCCCCCCGCGACCCTTTTTTGACGATAACAACTCTCGCGCGATACACCCCCTCGGGGTCATCCATGCAAGGCACAATCGGCGCGTAGGTGCAATTTTCAAACACATCCGTCCTTCGGAAATTGTGTGAGTGAATAATGGTTTCCTCAGAAACCCAAATTATTTTAGGAAACTTAGCCTCCCACCGGAGTTTTTCGACGAAGGCACAGTTATAGGTGTGTTCTTCGATTGTGGATGCGCTGTAGTTCCATCTGGGCAGGGAGCGCTGCGTGGTTGCTGCGGCGGGTAGGAGAGAGCAGCCGAAAGCCGCTCGTAGGAAATTTCTTCGAAGCATACCTGGAGTATACCCCGGCCACGCCGGGTCTGTCAAGTTAGGCCGGTCGCGGCTTCTTCTCCGCCTTCTTCGGCCCCGCTTCGCCACCCGGTTTCGCCCCGGCTTTGGCTGCGGACATTTTCTTCATCTGTTCGAGTTTGACGGAGTGTTCGGCTTCCGAGTGCTCACGGGAGATTTGGGCATCCAGTTCGGCGTTATATCGGTTCAACTCCGAATCCTGTGCGGCGGAGGTCATTTTGAACTGATGCTCCTGCTGCTGGCCCGCGAGCTTCATAGCGTTCGCCTGCGCGTCGGATTGCATCTTCATCTGCGCCTTCTGTTGTTCGAGTTGTATCCGCATCGCTTCCGACTGAATCTTCATCTCGGCAAGCTGCTGCTCGACTTGCAGTTTCATCTGCTCCAGTTCCATCTGCATCTGGTGCTTTTCCTGCTCCATCTGCATCTTGGCGGCTTCGGCGTACTGCTGCGACTCGTCCGGCTGCTTTTTGATGATCTCTTTCTGTATATCCGACTGCGCCTTCATCTGCCCCATTTGCAGCCGGACTTGGTTGGAGCGGTCAGCCATCTGCATCTGCTGCTGCTTCTCCTGTTGCGCGGCTTGGATCTCCTGCGGGGACATCTGGCGGTAGAGGGGGTATTGTTCGGAGGTCCCGGTGGCGTCCTGGAGGAGCCGGGTGATGGAATCGGTGTCGAGGGTGATGTTTGTGGAGTTTAGATTGCCGAGGAGCGGGCCGGACATTCCGTATTGGAAGACGAGGGGAAGGGCGGCTTGCAACTGTTCCCTCCGGAGCATTCTGGAGGCCGCGACGATTCGGAAGCTGACTTCATTCAGGAAGACCGCGCCGGAAACCTTCCGCGCCGGGGCCGACATGGATGAACGTGCGTTAACCATGTCCGTCGGCTGGAGGTGGTAGCGGTTGATCTTGGTCATCCCGTAGAGCATGGGGATGATGAGGTAGTCTTCGATGTTGGCGATGATTTGGAAGAGACGGAGGGATGCGCCGGAGACTTGCGCGTTTACCCCAGTCGCAGTTCGGGACTGATTCGTGGAGCGTGGAATGCCGGATCCGCTTATTCCAGTGAGCCTCTCCGCCGACTGATCGATGTAGGCGAGTTCGGAGTAGACGTTCGCAGTGACATCCTGGGGAGCGAGGGAGAGGATGTCTTCCTTCGGGTTCTGGACTTGATACGTCTGCCCCGGTGCCCAACGCTGCTGTGCGGGGGTTAGGAGCATTCCGTGGGAGGTTGCGCGCGGCGGGTTTAGGGTGAGGTTTACGTTGTCCAGACGGGCGTTGAAGAGGGCTTCCTTATACCGCTGGTAGGAATCCTGCTCGTCCGCGACACCCCTGGCGTAGAAGCGACCGGGGACCTCATAACAGGGAGCGAAGAAGTAGGGGATGAAACCGTAAGGGTTCCGCTCGTTATACATCACCCAGGAGCGGCCCAGGACCCAGATGATGCGGTTGGCGGAGTGGTAGATGAGGACTTCAATCTTTCGGTCGGCGGGGTTGGGTTGGAAATCGGACGAGCCGGGGGCGTAGAACATTCCGCGCGTGGCTTCGGAGTACTGCATCGTCATATCCCCCGCAGTGTAGGGGTTCATCCCGGCGAGGGCATATAGCTGTTCGTCCGAGGGAACGTCCATTCCCTGTGTGCCCCGGTAGGAGCGGATTTCGGCCAGCGGGAGGGAGAGTTTCCGGATGACGGAGGTCGAGGAGGAGATGTCCGGGGACGGCGTGCCGGGGTCGATGTAGATGTCGCGGATGTCGACGAATTCAGGGACAGTGCGTTGCTTCTCTGCGTCCCAGCGGACGGTCACCCCGCCGTTGCCGTGTTGGAGGATTTGTTTGATCGCGGTTACAACTTCCGGTCTGGCCGAACCGCGAAAGTCCCCCCGCGCGTGCTCGAAGTCGTAGAAGAGTTTGTCCCGCACTGCTTGGACATCTTCCGGCTTTCCATCCTCCTCCCCGATGACCTGAAACCAGTCGTCGGAGGGGAAGATCGCAGTCACCAGGGAGGGAAGCGCGGTTTCCACCTGTTCAAAGACTAGGGGGAAAGGGAGAGAGGAACGCGGAACCGTAGTCCCCGGCCAAGTCCTCTGAGCCATCGCGCCGAAGTATAAAGCGTCATGATTCTTCAACTTCGGGTCCACATTGGACATTCGCCAAGTTTCCCACGCGGACATGGACTTCGTTACCAGGGAGAGAGCGGTCTCCGCCGTTAGGCTCGAATCCGGCTTGATTAACGGCGCACTATCCAGGTCGGTCTGTTGGAGACTCGGAACTTGTTCAATATTCGGCATTTATTCCTTATCCAAGTCCACACCGATCTTTTTCTGAAAGGAGACGTTGGTGAGCAGAAGGTAGACATCTTTCGCGGCCCCGATGAGCATGAGAGCGCCGATTTTCTTCCAATCCGTGAGGAGTTCCGGCGCGACGACACTGAAGATGAAAGCACCCAAGGCACCCGAGAGGGCGACGTAGAAGGTGGTTTCTCCAAACTTGGTCCAGTTCATGCGGGTTTCCTCTTCTCTATTCTACGATTAGAGACCTCCGGTCAGGGGGTGGTTGGTGTCATAAGCAGGCCCGCCTGCCCCTTCCCCAAACTCCCCGCTGAGACCAAGAGCGTGCTCGAAAGACTTCTGCCGCCGGAGGGTTTCTTTGTCGTAATTGACGGGGAGTTCGAAGGGGCGGGTCTCGGGTCTCTGTTGCAACCGACCTAACCACTCCTTGTCCTTGTAGAAAGCCGCGAGGGTGTCGAGGATGTCGTCGGTGGGCGGGAAGGGGGCTTTCTTCAATTCCTCTAAAAGTGCCTCCTTCTCCTTCAAGTCGTCCAGGAAGATGATCTGGCCTGTCTTGTAAGGCATCTGGAGGGTATTCGTGATATTCTCCGCTTTCGACTTCTGGTTGTTGATCTTGAAAGGCTGGATGTCCATGTACAGCCCCCGCTGGTCGAGGTACTGCTTCAGCCCGTACATAAGGCCCCGGACGTAGCCGGTTTCTTCAATCCGCACCCGCACATACCCATTCTTCGAAAGCGCCTTCGTCTGCAACCAAACCGCTACGAGGTTGGCGATGAGTTCCGCCGCGAGCCATTTTCCCCGCTTAATCTCCGCGATGTACAAACGCCCCGCTTGGTCCCAGGCACCCACGGTGATTACGGAGTAGTTGGACCGCAAATTGGTCGTTTCCGCCGTATCCACCGTAATCTCCCAGTGGGAAACCCACACATGGTCCCTGAAATCCTTCCGGGACTTCCACTTCGGCAAACTGTCGTTAATCGGGAAGACCGTCTGCCCACCAATCGCGCGGTTCGGGTAGTTGTACATCTGTGCGGAAGTGATGTAGGGGTTGAGGAGGTATCGGGACATAATCTCCTCCACCTTATGCCTCTCCGGCCAGATTGAGATGGGTAAACCGTTCTCATCGAGTAGATCCGGAAGCTCCACCTCATCCGGAGAGTACCGGCGCGGTTTCCCCCCGGTATCCTTCTCGAAAACCCCGCGCACGAAGATATTCCAGTCCCTTTTCTCCTCTGGAATGACCAACTGTCCCTTGATAATCTCCCCATAGGCGTCGGCGTCGTCATACCGGGTGCCTTCGACATCGGCCCAGTGGGAACCGGACACCAAAAGGTTCAAGGAGAGTGCGAATTTGTCGAAAATCGACTTACAGGAGATCGCATTCAGAGAATTCGTCTCGTCCACGATGTCCGAGTACTTAATGAGGTCGAAGTGGGACCCCGCGAGACCCTTTTCGATGGACGCGGCTCGCACGGTCGGCTCTCTTCGGGTACAAGCGAGGCCTCTTGCTTCAGTTACGAACGATTCAGCCGTCCCCCAGTCATTCGCCTTCTTCAAAATCGGGCAGTGTTCGGGAAAGAGTTCGCGAAAGATCGGATTCCGGGTGAAGTGGTTCTTGATTTCCCTCGTGAAGTCAGAGGCTTTGTCTAGATTGGACTGGATTACCGCGATTGCGATGTCGGGGTAGTTTATGATCCACTGGATCGTGTGCGCGATGACGTTACATGAGGTCTTTAGGTTACCGCGCGGGTCCAAAAGGAGCATCCGGCGCTTTCCCTCAAGCTCCAACATCGGTCGGAGTGGTTTGTACACCCACTTCCCGTTGATGTACTGGTCGTTCTCGGTTAATTCTTTCTCCGTCGGCTTCGGAAACTTCTGTAAATTCTTGATAAAAGGCCCGTGGACCTTCTCGTTGATGTCAGGATAGCTCAGGACGTTGTTACAGAACCAAATCAGATCAGTTCTGGCCTTCCACCGTAGTAGCCGAAGCCGATCAATGTGACTCGAAGACAAACCGCCCGCGCGCTCAATCATCTTTTCTCCAAACTATGTCAATTTCGTGCCAAACTGGAAAGAATTTGACATCTGATCTCAGTTTAACCGGTCCCGCGTTCAAACTCATGACCCCCATGAAGCTGTAGAACGGTCCCAGGAGCCTCCGGAAGTGGTGGACCGACTCCCAATCGCCTTTAGACGGCACCGGTTCGGCGTAGTTGACCGCTTTCAGCGGCGCGCAGTGGGTGTGGATGTCGCCTAGGGGTCGGAGACCGGCGGATTTTGCCTCCCTGGCGACCTTCTGTAGCCACATATTCGGAATAGTGACCTTCCACTGGGAGGCGGAGGTCAATTCAAATGGGCAGATCACCAGTTTTTCCACCTCCAGGATTTGATTCTCGACCATCTCACCCAAGAACACACCGTAGATTTCGTGGGGAAAGCGCTTTTTGGCCTCGGAGCGGAACATCTTGAGCCACTTCGGGTCGCAGTGGATGGAGAAGAGGCCGTTCATGGGCCTATTTTAGCTTCTGACGGAACTCCTCTGCGGGTCCGATCCCAGATTCAGAGCCGCATCCGGCTTTTCCAGATCGGTAATCTGCCCGCCGGGGCTTAGGGAGTAGTAGTAGGCGCGCGGGTAGAGGTCGCCGCTGAACTCCCCATCCCTCGGCCCGGGGAACCAGGGTGGAATCGGGAGCGGCCAGAGAAAGGCGAACGGATAATCCGCAGTTCGGAGAGTTGGATGCCCGAGCGGAGTCGCGGGAGGGAATGGGTTGAAGTCGAAACCGAACGGCGGGGGGTTGCCGGTTGAGATCGAAGGGGTGACGAAGAAGGTCCGGATGAGTGCCGGGTTGACTTTTCGGTATGGGTAGGGATTTTCGAGCGGGGGTTGCCACCAAGCGGGACTCGGCGGGGGGTTGCTGACTTCCAGATTGGTGAAAGCGATTGCCGGGTATTGGTAGCGGCGGATGTAGATCATTGGCTACTTCACTTCGCGAGTCCGTAGCAGCGGATTGTACCGCTGGCGATGTTGCCGCTCGAAAACAGGAAGCGAAATGCGTTGACGGCGGTTGCCGCTTCGTAAGCGCCCGACACGATTACCGCTGATCGGATATCGCCATTAACAAACCCGCGCAAAGACCCCAAGACTTGTTTGTATATCGAACCGCCTGGGTTACGTAGAGTTATGTTACCGTCAACGCCCCAGTTTGAGTTATTGTCCCAATTTACCCCACCGATTAGCTTTATCGATGTCTGGGCTGTTCCAGAAATAACACCGGTTCCGCCAGCGCTATATCCGAAATTCATGTGTGAGTAGCTACCCGTACTCACATACGTACTACCGCCGTCGGTCGAAACGCGGAAGTTTAACTCAACATTGTCGGTAGCCGGGATCAGTTGGATTATTTCAATCAGGTAATCGTCGTGCGCTGTGGTGATACAGGTCGTAAAATCCAGCGAAGACGACGCGGAAGCTGTGTGGGATTCTAGCAGGACTAAGCCTCCCGCCACACGAATATCCTCGCGTAGTTGAACAAGTGCGTCATACGTCAGCGCCCACCGCAAGGTTTCACCGGAACTAATATTCCCATCGCCAGAACCCTCTCCGGAGACAGCAACTACGGTCAGGGTGTCCGTCGACCGCGCGGTAACTTTGAACAGCCGGATAGTGCCGGAGCCGTTGTTGTATGCGAGCCAGAAGTCTCCGGAGGAGGGGAGGTAGGCTCCGTTTCCGGCGGTGAGTGCCATCGTACCCGAACCGGAGGTGTACCCAGAGGCGAGAGTGACCGTCTGGAGGGTGGAGGATTGGATGTATTTGAGGGATGCCATTAGTTAGCTCTTAGCGATTCCGTAGACACGCACGGTCCCGCTGGCAATGTTACCCGTGGAGGCGATAATCTGAAAGGCATTGATCGCGGTCGTTGCGCCGTTGTAGTATCCGGTGAAATTGTACATCGCATAAGCCCCGGCTGCCGAGTATTCCGTATTCTTTCCTTCGATTGTTTTCTTATCCGAACTTCCCAGAGGATTGTGGAAGTAGAAGTTCAGAGTCGTGGGTGGTTCTGTTGCGGTGCTTTCTTGACCATTACCACTAAGACGCACACTTGTGTCTGTCGTGGAGGAGGCCCGATTCGTTCCCGCCGTATCAACAAACCAGTAGAGCCATGTGTAGCTTCCTGTCGAGATATAGGAAGAACCGCCGTCAGTGGAAACGCGAAGCCTGAAAAGAGCGCCATCTGTAGCTGGCCGTAGATCAGATGAGGTGATCCAGTAGGTGTCGTAGCTGCTGGTGATACAAGTTGTGAAGTTGAGGGACGCCGAGGAACTAGCTGTGTGTTGTTCCAGCAGGACGAGTCCCCCCTGGGCGACAATATCCGCCTTCAGTTGTGTCAAACCCGCACACGTCAACGCCCACCTCAACGTAACCCCGCTCGACAAATTCGCATCCCCCGAACCCTCAGTCGCATCCGCAGTGATTGTAAGAGTATCCGTACTCCTTGCAGTCACCTTGAAGATCCGCACAATCCCCGCGTTGTCATCATACGCAAGCCAGAAATCCCCCGTGGATGGAAGCCGCGCCCCATGCCCCGCCGTCAAACTCATCGTCCCCGACGCAGCGGTATAGTTACTCCCCAAAGTCACCGTCTGGAGGTAGGCGTTCGCTTCGTATTTCAGAGATGCCATTAGTATCCTTCCACTTCAATTATCGGTCGGGCGGGTTGGCTCATTGCGATGTACCACGTGGACATGTCGGGGACCGCGCCGCCGGGGGAGGCAGTTGTGGGGTCGACGTAGCCCAAAGCGGCGAGACCGAGGAGGACAAAGGCAAGTTGACTGGACGGCGACCACGA